CTGGGTGTCGTGAACCGGGAGGCGTGGGACCACTTCGAGTTGGGGAAGAGCTACTACCTCGACTTCACCGAGGCGCCTGAGTAATGGAGACGCAGCTGGGGTCGGCCGTCGTGGGTCGGCCGAGGCGCGCGCCATGAAGGCACTAAAGTGGCTCCTCATCGGGTTTCTGCTGGGCACGGGCAGCGGAGTGGCGGCGGCCATCGTCCACGCCAACCACCAGCAGAACGCCGTGGAGCTCCGGGCCGACTCCGCTGTGGCCGTGGCGCACCAGGCGCAGGGCGTCTCTGACTCGCTACGTGCCGCTCAGAGGGCCGACAGCATCCAGAAGGCCCTGGTGATCGACTCGCTCGTCCGCGTTGCTGACGCGGCCGGGAGGCGCGCTCAGGCGGCGGAAGCGCGACGTGTCAACGTGGGCCGCACGCTCGACTCCCTGATAGCCAACCAGCCACAGGTCCAGGAGGCCGTGGAGAGCGAGCGCGAGCAGTGGAGGATCCAGGTCGCCGCGCTACGTACCGAGCGCGACGCGCAGAAGGCACGAGGCGACACGCTCGAGGTCCAGGTCCAGTATCTACGAGCCGGCTGGAACGCCGCCGACTCCACGATCACGAAGATCAACGCCGCCCTGGCCGCGCAGATCCAGGCCACCCAGGTCTACAAGCGTGCCGCCCATCCCTCGTGGGCGGTGAAGCTCGTGCGCGACCCGAAAGAGAAGGCGATATGGAGCGCACTCTTCGTGGCCGGATGGGAACTGCTGGTCGAACCGCACCTCCAGCGCCCAGCTGCGCAGTCGTCCTACAACGCCGGATAGTACGCGCACCGTTCATCCAAACCCTGCTAGAAACTAGCAGTCCAGATTTTGAGCCTGTGCCGATCCCCGACTGAACGAGTACCTCGGTAGTAAGACTCAGGCCCAACGGTGAGGGCTCAGGATTTAGCGACCTTGTCCACTACCCCGCCTACACCACCTTAAAGCTGGGCTGGGGGGCCGAGCCCTTCGCGCTCGGCCCCCCGCCCAGCTAGCCGGCCCGGGCGGTACTGGTCGGCGTCCCTGCGCGCGTGCTCGAGCTCCTGCTCGAGCTCGTGAAGACGCTCGACGCGCGCTTCAACCACCCGACGCGCCATCTCGACCGCCGCCTCGAGGACGGCTTCGCGTTTCTTGGCGAGGATGGCCGGGTTGCGCGGCTTGCGGCCGCTCGTCGTGGAGAACTCATCCACCGAGGCCCCAGCTTGTGGAGGTGTCCACGAGCAGCGGCTGGAACGCCATGGCGGTCGCGGGAGGGTCCGGGCAGTAGTCGTACGATTTCGCGACGATCACGCCGTCGATCAGCATGTAGGCACACGCGTCTACCTGTTGGCCCGCCGCGAGCAGCGCGCCGGTATCCGCGTCGCGTATCTCGCCGCGCAGGCTGATCGAATCGAGCACCATATCGCTCCACCGCCAGTTCATGAGCGACGGGTTGGCGGTATGCGGCAGGTAGCCGATACGGATCGTGTCGTAGGCGGTCGAGAGAGCGGCCAGCGAGTCGGCCTTGACCATCGAGTCTAGCATCGCGTAGAGCCGATTCGCGTGATCGAGTGCTGTGGAGTCCTCCTGGAGCGCGTTCTCGATGCGCGCGACCTGGTAGCTCGCCCGCTGGCGCGCCTGGCGCAGGCTGGGTACCTGAGCTGCGGCGTGAGAAGCCCCAAACGTGACGACGCAGAGCAGCAGTATCGAGCGTTTCATATCATGGCCCTCCTCCTGCGCTTCTAGAGATCGACGGCGCTTGGTGGGTCCGTTTTTTTCCGCGTACGATCCCGGAACGCCTCTGCATCTCGGCCACGATCTCGCCGTACCGCCAGTATCGGCCGGTGAAGCTCAAGTCATGCCGGATCCCGTGAGCACTAAGAACCTCGTCGGCCGTCATCCCTTGGTACTGGCCAGGGCTTCCGCCCCCCTCGGAAATGTGGCGGTTCGCGGCTATGTAGTACGGGAGGGCTGCCTGGATCGCGGCCTCCTCATGCGGCGTGAATTGACGTTCTCCCGCGGGCTGAAGCCCGGGGCTTGTCGCGCTTTTCATGTCACGCGGTCGTTTCGGTGTCTTGGCCATACCTGAAAGATGGGGCCGCTCCCGTGCGACGCAACCGGGGCTAGGATTCAAACTGTACCACTACCGTCTGCACCATGCCCTTGACATTGAGCGCCCCACGATAATACGTTGTCATGTGTCACGATGCTTAAAGTCGTTTAAGCGCCTCTAAGCTCAACCCAGGACGATAAGGAGATCATGATGAGGAAGTTTCCCGCCCTGGCGCTGGCGATCGCAGCGCTGTCCGTCGCATCCTGCACCACCGCATCCGACCCCGTCACACCAACAGGCGCCAGCCTCGTGGGGTTCTGGCAGATGACCGCGCTCGACCCGGACAGCAACATCGTCGAGCTCGGGATCACGTCGGACTCGGCCGGCGCCCTGACCGGCTGCGTTCTGCTCGACTTCTTCCCCGAGAATCATCCGTACGACCGATACATCGCACCGGTGGGCGGCGCGCTCGAGGGCGATAGCGTCTGGATCCGCACGCCGACCGAATACGCCTACGAATGGTCGTTCGGCGGACACTGGGCCGCGGCCGACACCATCCGCGGGAACGCGTCCCTCGATGGCGCTCCGAGCTATCAGGCGACGCTCGCCCGGGGAGAGGGAGCGCCGAGCTGCGCGAACTACAACTGATGCCCGTAGTAGCGCACGAGCTCCTGGCCCCGCAGGGAGGCGGTCTGCACCATGCCCTTGACATTGAGCGCCCCACGATATTACGTTGTCATGTGTCACGATGCTTAAAGTCGTTTAAGCGCCTCTAAGCTCAACCCAGGAAGATAGGCATGGCCGATAGCGAACGCAACGAGCTGGAGCCCCTCATGACGGTGGACGAGGTGGCGGAATATCTCGGCCTGCACCCACAGACCGTCTACGCGAAATCCCGGTCCGGGGAGATCCCTTCGCTGAAGATCGGGAGCCGGCTTCGATTCCGCCGGTCCGACGTCCGGGAATACGTGGATGCCTTCCGGCGGGCGCCGGAAGAGGCCGCAGCGTCGTGATCATCACGAGCTTCGAGCCGACGTGGATGGGTGCGGACGTCCCTTGGTTCGTGCAGAGCCCTGAGGGCCAGCTGGTGCGGAAGGTGGGTGGCGGCTTCGTGCAGTTCGAGACGGAAGGCGAGGCCCAGGAGTTCGCCGATCGGCTGGATCGAGGCGAGATCCGGATCAGCAGGGACGGCCGAGTGCCGGCCGAGGCGTCGTCATGATCGACCCGCGCCTCGACCACGAGATCCGCTACAGGCAGGGGCGGGTGCGTGATCAGATGGCCGCTGAGCCAATCCATGCCCGCCTGAAGGCTGCCTTCCATTCCGCAGTGGAGCGGTTCCGCGCTAGCGGCCGTGAAGACGACCACCAGCGGCTCCTGGGCAGGCTCGCGGAGCTCGAACGCTTCGAGGAGGGACAGAAGAAAGCCCCCGACCAGGGCCAACTGGTCGAGGGCTGAGGCGGCTGAGCCGCCAATCACACGAGGTGATGCAACCCAACGATGAGGAACGACACGATGAGAGTCAAGTTGATTCGGATCCAGAATATCCTCGGGATCGAGGACCTGGAGATCCGACCCGGGAAGCACGGAGCGCTGATTACCGGCGCGAACGGGACGGGGAAGACGTCCGTGCTCGAGGCCCTCAAGGCCGTAGCCAAGGGCGGCCATGACGCCACGCTGATCCGCAAAGGGGCCGAAGAAGGACGCGTCGTCTGGGTCTTCGAGGACGACGTCGAGGTCACGAAGCGGGTCCGGCCGCACACGAGCGACGTCGACGTGCGGCACCCGACGATGGGCAAGATCTCGACGCCGCAGACCTACCTGAACGGGCTCATGGACCAGCTGTCCATCAACCCGCTCGACTTCTTCACTGCGAGCTCGCCGGCCGACCGCGTCCAGAAGCTCCTGGAGGCCATGCCACTCGAGCTCGACCGCGAAGCGCTGAAGGAGGCGGTGGCAGGCACCGATGTAGAGCTCAACGGGGCGAGCACGGAAGGCGTCCATCCGCTGGTTGCGATCGCGAGCGCGCACCATGCGGTGTACGACGAGCGCACGGCCGTGAACCGCGTCGTCCGCGAGAACCGAACGACCGCCGAGCAACTCCGCGCCTCGCTGCCCGATGACGATGACGGCGACGCGCCAGACCTCGAATGGCTCGAGAACAAGCGCCACGAGTACGAGCGCGCCCTAGCGCAGAAGCTCGGCAAGGTGGACGCCGAGACCGAGCAGGCCGTCTCCGAAGTCAAGGACCATCTGCACGAAGTCACGGAGCAGCTCCGCGAGGAGATCCGTTCGCTCGAGCGCGAGGCCGAGGAGCAGGTCGCCAAGATCCGCAGTGACGCCGATGGCCGGAAGCAGGACACCCAGAACCATCTGCACGAAGTCACGGAGCAGCTCCGCGAGGAGATCCGTTCGCTCGAGCGCGAGGCCGAGGAGCAGGTCGCCAAGATCCGCAGTGACGCCGATGGCCGGAAGCAGGACACCCAGATAGACGAGCAGCCGGCGATCAATCGGCTCGGCGAGGAGATCTCCGCGGCCCGCGAGCGCCTCAAGGCGCAGGGACGATACGAGAACACCCGGAAGATGGTCGAGGAGGCCACGGAGAAGGCCGAGAAGGCCGACGAGCAGTCCAGGGCCCTCACGGCGGCCCTGACGAAGCTCGAAGGCCTGAAGGGCAAGCTGCTGGCCGAGATGCCGATCCCTGGCGTCGAGATCCGCGACGGCGAGGTCTACCGCGAGGGCATCCCCGTGCCGCGCCTCAACACGGCCGCCCAGGTCGAGCTCGCGGTCCAGCTCGCGAAGCTCCGGGCCGGGGAGGTCCCCCTCGTCTGCATGGACGGCATGGAATGCCTCGACCAGCGGACCTACGAGCTGTTCATGGATGCGGTGGCCGACGCAGGCCTCGAGGCGGTCGTCACGCGTGTCACGGACGGACCGCTGACCGTCGAGCCGATCGGCGAGGCGGAGGAGGCGCTCCGATGACCGCCCGCGAACTCGCGAAGGATCCGCATATCCTCCCGGCCGAGGACGGGCTCTACACGAACGTCCTCGACCTCCATTACCACCAATGGGACGCGATCAGCCAGACGGCGCTGAAGACGTTCGAGATCGCTCCAGCGAAGTACAAGGAGGAGAAGGACAATCCTCCAGAGATCACGCCCCAGAAGCAGCAGAACTTCGATTTCGGCTCGGCCATTCATATGGCCGTGCTCCAGCCGGACGAGCTCGACAAGTGGTTCAGGCCGAGGCCGGAGGGTCACCCGAACTCGAACGCCTACAAGGACCGGGTGGCTGCGATGCTGGCCGACAACCCGTTCCTCCGGATCCTGAAGGGCGACAACTACGATGCTCTCCCACGGATCCGCGACGCCGTCTGGTCGAATCCAGACGCCGCTGCGCTACTCGAGGGCGCCGAGGTCGAGCAGTCCGGGGTGGCCACTGATCCGACATACGGATTCCGCGCCAAGTTCCGGCTCGACATCCGCAATCCGAGCCTCGGCGTGCTGGCCGACCTGAAGAGCACGACGGACGCGAGACCCGAGCACTTCGGGCGGCAGATGGAGGACCTGCGCTACTACCGGCAGGCTGCGTTCTACATCCGATACTCGGCGCTGCTCGGGCTGCCGGAGCGGGACTTCGCGGTCATCGCAATCGAGAAGGACCCGCCCTACCTGACCTGGGTGCACCAGGTCCCAGACAAGTGGCTCGTGGCCGGCGAGGAGGAGATGGACCTGCTCCTCGAGCGCTACGCCGAATGCGAGCGCCTGGACGTCTGGCCCGGATATCCGGGCGGGCTCCACGAACTGCAGCCGACCGACTGGCAGATGAAGTCGCTCGAGCTGCGCATCGAGGCCCTGAGGGGCCTGGGGGTGGCTGCGTGAACCACATGCCGTTCACCCAGATTAGCCGAGAGCTGGTGCCGCCGAGGCTCTCCGTCGCCGGATACGTGAAAGTCGGCGGCCATGACCAAAGGGTTCGCTGGAGCAGGAACGGGCCCTGGCTCCTCCCCACGCGGTACGTGGACCCTGTCCGCTTCGAGATCACGACCCGCGAGAAGAGGATCGAAGAGGTCTCGCACCCCAAGGACCCGCAGAAGGGCCGGACCTGGAAGCTCGACCGCGGCTATCAGCGGGATGAGCGGATCCACGGCGAGATCGGCGAGGCGCCGAAGGAGCTCGGCGTTCGGCTGCTCTTCCCCAAGCCGCACGAGAACCTGGTCACCCACCTCGGGTGCCACGACGGTAAGCGCTGGGTCTGCCAGGGCAACGGCGAGACGGCGCTCGAGGTCCAGCAGGATGGTTCGAGGGTGGAGCGCGAGTGCACTTGCCCGAGGCTCGGGGCCGACCCGCGCTCTGGCCTCGTCTGCAAGCCGCGTGGCGTGCTGAGCGTATGGCTCGAGGCTTCGGACGAATGGGGCACGGTTCACGTCTTCAAGACGACGTCCTGGGAGTCGATCGCGAATCTGCGCACCCAGCTCGAGCTCTTCTACGAGCAGTTCGGCACGGTCGCATGGCTCCCGCTCAAGCTCAAGGTCTATCCGGCCACAAAGAGCTATCAGGGCAACGGGAACGGAGACGGCGGCACGACGACCCAGCCCATCGTCACGCTGGCCCTGCAGGGGTCTCTTGAGCACGCGCAACAGATCGCGGCCGGCGCCGCCCAGGACTGGAAGCAGGCGAAGCTCCTGGCCGGCACGGTGGGCGATCCCGAAGCCTACGTCGAGCTACTCACCGAGGAGATGCGGGAAGAAGCCGAATCCGAGGGCGGCGAGTACTTCCCCGAGGCAGCCAACATGGCCCCAGCCGACGATCCGGTCCCGCAGGTGAGCCTCGAAGAGCGGATCCGGCAGAAGAACGCCGCCTCTCCCCCCGTCGTCCAGGGTAAGCCGGAGGTCCATCCCGAGGAGGACGGCCCGGACTTCGAGGTGGACGACGATCTCCCGTTCGACGAGCCGGAGGATAAGCCCGAGCCCAAGGCCGAGCCTGAGCCGGAAGCAGCTCCCGACGAGCCCCGCGGTTCGAGGACGGGCAAGACGCTGCGCCAGCTGAACAGTGAGTACTTCGGGAAGCTCGGTGAGAAGCGCCCGGACTGGGGCGACGCCGAGCGGAAGATCTGGCAGCAGCAGCGAGTCGGGAAGTCGTCCTGCAAGGACTGGACGGTCGACGACTACGAGCTCGCGCTGGCCATGGTCGACCGCGGGCTCCTGGAGTACCGCGAGCCCGAGCGCTCGAGCGCTGAGGCGGCCGGATGAGCCAGAGCGCCCAGGCTGAGCCGTTCCAGGGCCCGGACGACCGCGAGGGCTTTCTGGTCCACACGCCCTACTCCGAGGCGTTCATCGACGACCTCAAGGAGCAGGTGCCGTCCTCGGATCGACGCTGGTGGACGGAGTCACGCGGGTGGTGGGTCAGCGAGGAGTATTGGCCCGTGATGGCGCAGCTGCTCCTCCGCTACTTCGACGGCTACGGGCTCGTCGACGAGGCGACCGGTGAGATCGAGTACGTCGACCGAGACGGAGCCCGGGCTCACCAGGGAGGCTTGGGGCTATGAGCGCCCAGGCCGAGCTCCGGCCAGTCGCCACCATCCCCAAGCTCGAAATCCCGAGAGGGAGCACGAAGCCGGACGGGCGTAAGTACCGGGGCCTCGAGGCCTGCCAGGTTGCCAGACGCCGGTAGCAAACCGAGAAGGGGCTCCCACGACGCGAAGCCGGCCAGGGGGGCGGGCTGGGCAAGGCCGGGCCCAACCGAAGCAGTCGGAGCCCGCACCCCACCCTGGGACACGGAGAACGACATGGACGAGAAGAAGTGGGCAGTGGTGGAACTCCTGGGCCATCGGAAGTTAGCTGGCTCGATCGAGCGTGGGCAGATGCTCGTCATCACCATCCCGGAGACGCCGAACAACCCACAGTTCATCAAGGAGTTCGGCTGGGGATCCGTCTATGGGATCACGCCCTGCTCCGAGAGCGTGGCGCGCCGGGCCGCCGAAGTCATGCTCCATAACGGCAATGGGCCGTACGGCGAAGGAGTCGCGATCCCGGTCTTCGACGATCACGGGCTCAACATGGTCTCCGATCCGATGGACGAGATCGACCTCGAGAAGGCCCGTTCGGGCGAGCTGCTCGAGGAATGGGAGGAGGAGCGCCGGCGTCTGGCGACGGCCGAGGCCAATAGCCCCGACGCACCAGACGGGCCGCGGCTGGACACTCACCCATCTACCCACTTCCCGTTCTGATGCATACGCCCGGGCTGACGGACCTGATCGTCGCGGCGGTCTCCGGCGCCGGATTCGTGGCGCTGGTGGGACTCGTCGCGCTCGCGACCCGTCTCGTCGGCCCGGCCACCGCCACCCGGCACAAGCTGCCGGACAACTGGACCCCAAATGCAGGCGACCGGATCCGCCGGGCGCTGCACTGAGAGCGAGGGTGAGGAGGATTCGCATGGGAGCGCTCCCATGGATCTTCGTAGGACTCTGCATCGGCGTGCCGTTCGGCTGGGTGACGCGCCACGGGCTCCGCGAAGGCCAGAAGGAACTCGACCGCGTGTCGCGCCCGGTCGACCAGGACGCCGAGCTCGGGGGCGCCGTCAAGCTGCTGGACGGGGAGGAAGAATGAGTGAGAAGCTGAAGGACCAAGAGCAGGAGGAGCGGGAGGATTGCGTCGTTGTCCACGTCACGGAGGACGGTGGACCCCTGACGGTGACTCACAAGATGGGACTTGCCGCTGCGTCCGAGTTCTACGACCGGATCACTTCTCGGTACATAGGCCAAGGTGGCGCATACCTATGCCGCGTTCTACATGACGCCGACAGTCAGTTCCCGGTTGCTCGTCTGTCCCGCCAAGGGGCAGAGGGGAAGGAGGACAACTTCGTGGACGCGGTTGACGCTGAAGTTCGCAGCGTATTCTGGGCCGGGTACACGCTGAGCGCCACGCACCGCCACCATGAGCACGAGGACGACGGTGGCGCGCACGCAGCGTGGACCGAGTATCGGCGCAGTTACGACCCCGTGGCACGTATCGCCGCTCTCCGTGCCCAGCCCAAGGAGCGCAGAGACTTAGATGACGCCAAGTCGGCGTACTGGAATCTGCGGACGTGCATCTGCGGGGAAGACGCCAGGCACCACGCCTGCCCGGAAGAAAGCGGGCACCTCCACGGATTTGACCCTGATTGGGCCGACGTGCGCGTGAAGATGGAAGCGCGGCAGATCGAGCAGCCCAAGGGGCATACCGGGCATACCGGGGAGGGAGAAAGCAATGGGTTGGAGGAGAAGAGGGCGTGGGACCTGGTGATGTCAGCCCTGCATCGTTCGGCGAGTGAAACCTGTCTCACCCGCGATTGTGAGCCCAAGTCCTGTCCAGAGATGTACGACTACCGCGAAGACTGGTGCGGGTCGTGTATGGCCAATCTTGCCTTGGCCGCTCTCGAGGCCGCAACCGGGAAGATCGCCGCCATTCTCCGCTCCGTCCCCCAAGGAAAGGATCTCGACGCCGCAGCACACAACTGCGGGCAGCGCGTGAAGGGGACGAGGCGCACCCTGCCCGGATGGGCGCTACACGCGCTGGAGGTGGGGACCCATCCAGCGTATTCCGGGTTCGCCGCGTCTCGTCCCGCCACCCCCGAGAGGGAGCACCCAGAGCGCGAATGGGCACGGGCTGAGCTGGCGAAGTGGGACATTGACGGTGCGCCCGCATGGATCACGGGGCACATCTGGAGGGAGGAAGACCAATGAGCGCCCGGCAGATCGAGATCAGACACCGCTATACCCGAGACGTGCTGTACCGCAGTGAGGATACCCCGACGATCCGTGAGGCGGTGACAGCCGCGCTGGAGGATGGCGCCGACCTCAGGGGCGCCGACCTCGGGGGCGCCGACCTCAGGGGCGCCAACCTCAGGGGCGCCAACCTCGGGGGCGCCGACCTCAGGTACGCCGACCTCGGGGGCGCCAACCTCAGGGGCGCCAACCTCGGGGGCGCCTACCTCGGGGCCGCCGACCTCGGGGCCGCCAGCCTCAGGTACGCCTACCTCGGGGGCGCCGACCTCAGGGACGCCGACCTCAGGGGCGCCGACCTCAGGGGCGCCGTGCTGGACGGGGAGGAACCCGATGTTTGACCTGACGCGGGGTGAGCGCATCCCCGCCGATCTCGACGCCGAGTTCTGCCTAACGACGGACGACCCGAGCGGCGAGTACCCTTTCGTGTGGCTCATCGACGAAGGCACCCCCATCGGCGTCCACGAAATCGAACATGATGGCCAGTGGTACCGCGTGACTTGTTCCGTGGAGGCCATCCCAGACCCATGTGGGGAGGAACCCGAATGAGCGAGAAGCGCATCGGACCCGACCGTGTGGACTATGTTGGATGTGATCGTGGCCATAGGTACTTCCGTGGTTCGTGGTCGCCTGACGAGGGCTGCACCCATCCGGTTCTCGATAGCTGCTGCTTTCGCCCCTTGATGGTCCTTGCTACCTACCGCCGCGTCCCCGAGAGGCGGGAGCAGACGGATCGGGAGCGCCACGTAGAGGAGTTGTGGTTCACCGACAAATTCCAAGAGACCACCATTTGGTGGCGCGACTCCGGTGGGATAGGGATGACGAGCGCCGACGAAGCCCCAGAGAATGTTGTGGAGAACGCGCCCGAAGGGTGGAGCATCTGGGAAGGCCGAAAGTGGTGCCTGACTGAAGCCGATATGGCCGGCGGAGAGGGCGACACTTACCGCAGCGAGGGTTGCCTAGTCGGTGACGAGTGGTGGCTCGGAGAGCTTCGACCCGCTACCGCAGACGAGGTGCTGTCGTTCTTCGCCCTGTCCCGCCAAGGGGCAGAGGGGAGCCTATACGACATCGCCGCCCAGGCTGACCCGTCGCACCTGTGGCACCTACCGACCCCCGATGGCGTCTGTCGCCAATGCGGATACGACGCAACCGACCAGGAAGCCAAGGAGCCATGCTCACGCGCTCGGCCCCAGGAGGAGGACAGAGAGACCGTCACAATCCCCTACAACCCAGAAGGCTCGGGGAGGATCGCGCTCGAATGGGATGACGGATGGAAGGTCGTCCCCGCTCCCGAGCCGGGGTGGATACTAGCCTGCCGCGCCTCATGGGGAGGGTACCGCTGGAGGACGCCGATCACACGATATACCACTTGGAGCGAGGCGGTCCAGGAGGCGTGGAGTCTGAACAAACACAGACACGGTTACGACGACTTCCACCCCGTGCCCGCCAGCGAGTACGATGCCCTACCCGCCGCCCCCACGGGGCACACCGGGGAGGGGACGTGATATTCGGAAGCCTCTTCTCCGGCATCGGCGGTTGACTACGATAGCTGGCATAGGTACGTTCACCGCATGAGCAACCAGCACACCTATTCCGTGCCATTCTCCGAAGAAGAGTTGCGCCGAGATTACGACTCCGGCATGACGCAAGCAGAGGTGGCGAACAAGTGGGGTACCACGCAAAAGGTGGTGTGGAGGGCCATGAGGCGGTGGGGTATTCCCGCGAGGGTCGCTGCCAAGCGGGACCAGTGGGGAGAAGCAAACCATATGTGGAAAGGGGATGATGCCACATATAAAGCCATGCACCACAGGCTTACCACAAGATTCGGGCAACCGCAGCGGTGTGATGTATGCGGTACTACCGATAGACGCAGGTCATACGACTGGGCCAACCTTACGGGGAAGATCGAAGACTTGGAAGACTACCGCAGAATGTGCCGATCCTGTCATCGGAAGTACGACGGGAAAATCAACAACATCGAATGCATGAGGTTGGCCCGCGATGGCGACTAGAACGCTTACGTTCGGTTCGCTATTCGCGGGCATTTAGTTGGCGGCATGGACCTTGGCCTCGAGCGTGCCGGGATGCGGTGCGCGTGGCAAGTCGAAATCGACCCGCAGGCGAGGGCCGTGCTCCGAAGACACTGGCCGGACGTGGACCTACATGAGGACGTGGATAATGTCGGACCGTCAAGCCTCGCTCCCGTTGATCTCATCTGCGGCGGATTCCCGTGCCAGGATCTCAGCGTTGCGGGCCGCCGTGCGGGCCTTGACGGCGAGCGTAGTGGGCTCTGGTACGAGTTCCATCGCATCGTCGCTGAGTGCGCTCCCCGTTGGGTTCTCATCGAGAACGTCCCTGGGCTTCTGTCGGGATGTGGCTGCATTAGTTGCCGATCCGCTGCGCGAATCCGCCGAATCCATCGAAGGGTCCGCGAGCGTTCGGGGGCTGTCGAGTGCGATCTGTGCCATGCCCTTGCAGGACTCCTTGCGTCTCATACGGGCCGCAACATGGCCGTCGTCCTTCATGGGTTGGCGCACCTCGGGTATGTGGGGGCCTGGCGGGTGCTGGACTCTAAATACTTCGGAGTGGCCCAGCGACGGCACCGGGTCTTTGTGCTCGCTACACGAGATCCTGGAGCCCCATGTCCCGGAGAAATACTGGCTATCCCCGAAGGCCTGTCGGGGCATCCTGCGCCGAGCCGAAAAGCGGGGAAAGGAACTACCCGTGAGTCTGCGCCAAGCCTTACAGGCTCGGGCCGGGGTGTCGCAAGAGTAGGTGAAAGCCGGGGGCAGGACCCCAACGTGCTGGCCCACCCACTTACTGCCGGCGAAGGGAAGGGGCCGAACAGCAATTGTGACAACGGGAACATCATCGCCTTCGACACGACTCAGATCACCAGCGCGGCGAACTACAGCAACCCGAAGGCGGGCGACCCGTGCCACCCGCTCGCGGCCGGAGCTCACGCGCCAGCCATCGCCCATTGCCTCCGCGCCGAAGGCTTCGACGCCAGCGAGGACGGCACGGGCCGGGGAACGCCGATCGTGGCGCAGGCGGTAGCTGATCCCATCACGGCCTCATTCCACAAGCATCACGGAGCCAGCGCGGGCAAGGACTCGATGCCGCGGAACATGGTCGTGCGTGGCACCGTCCCCCGCCGGCTTACGCCAAGAGAATGCGAACGCCTCCAGGGATTCCCTGACGGATGGACGGAGTGGGGCGTAGATCAAGACGGCAAGCGCAGGGATCTAGCCGATGGACCCCGCTACCGGATGCTAGGCAACGCAGTCACCGTGAACGTGGTCAGTTGGATCGGCAAACATCTCGCCACCCCCGAGAGGGAGGAACCCGATGTTTGACCTGACGCGGGGTGAGCGCATCCCGACGGACCTCGACGCCGAGTTTTCGCTGACTATCTACGAATGGTACCGCGTGACGTGTTCCGTGGAGGCGGTACCGGGACCCGGCGAATCTTACGAGCGCGGGAGGGAGTCCCGATGGTGGAGATTCGTCCCGCTCTTCTCCACTACCCCGGATAGTTCGGAGGACTCGGCCGCATGACCACCCTGGAACGCGGTGCCCTGGCCGGCTTGTTCGCGGGCGTCGCTATCATGACGCTCGGCGGGATCGCGACGGCGACGTTCCATCCCCCATCGGGCGACCTCTTCGGCCTGGCGATCGCCGGGCTCCTGCTCCTTTTCGCCCTCCACTTTCTAACGACCGGAGGCCAGAGGGATGGCTGAGCGCCACTACTGGAACGTCATGACGTACCGCTGTGACCACTGCGGCTTTGAGCTGGAGTTCTTCCTCGAGGACGGCTGCGAGGGCCCGAGAGATCACCAGGCGCCGATTCCGCCAGAGTGGGAGGAGCGTCGCGCTCGCGCACCCAAGGTCGTGCGGGACCGGTTACCCGACACTGTCCCCCAGACGGCATCCGGGAGGTTCGTCCTCCCGGTCCCGTTCATCGCCGCGCCCTGCCCTAAATGCCAGCCTGGACCCGGGCCGCATGACCTCGGGGCTGGGATCCTGCAGCACGTGAACTGGTCGCAGGACCGGATGGTGTCGACGACGGAGCCTCCGGCTGGCGTCGGGCTCTTTCACTACCCCGACGACTGGGCTGCGGACGGCGCCTGCGGGCACCCAGTCCTGCCGGAGGAGGCCCCGAAACGGCCATGAATCTACACGTGAATCTACACGTGAATCGGCCCCCGATTCGGGGGCCCTCGGGAGCCGTTCTCGCACAACGGCTTCTGAGATTGGCCCGGGTGGATTCGAACCACCACCGCCGGTTCCAAAGTCCCGTAAAGGCCGCTCTGGGACAACCTCGCCCATACACAATTGCCAGTAATACCAACGCTTTCCGCACATCGCGGGGGTCGGGAGAAGCGCGTTCCGTGCCCGCGAATCTACACGTGAATCTACACGCAGGAGGGTCCCAGGCATGACAGACCTCACCGAAGTCACGCTCGAAACTGTGGCCGGCCGGATGGCCCCAAAGGTGTTCGATCACCTCTTCCAGAAGGTGCTCGAGAACATCCGGGATCCGAACACGGATCCGGAGGAGGTCAGGAGCATCACCCTGACCGTGAAGTTCAAGCCCCACAAGTCCCGCAACGAAGCCGCATGCCGCCTCGAATCGAAGCTGAAGCTCGCCTCCCTCGAGACGTTCGCCGGGCATGTCTTCATGCGGCACCAGAAGGACGGCTCGCGCGCCACCACCCACGACACCGCCCAGGAGGACCTGCCCTTCGATGAGGGCGCAGGCGAGGCGCAGGACGAGAAGGACGTCGTGGACGCCCGCACGGGCGAGGTCCTGGACATCAGGTCACGGCGCGAAACCGCCAACTGATAAAGCACGAACCGACGCCATGCGGAATTGCGCATTTCCGCACTTCACCACCTCACGCGAGAGGAGAATCAGACGATGGACGGAACAGCTGTCAACGCGATCAAGGAACTCGCCCAGCTGGCCGCGGGCGAGGAGGTCCTCTTCCAGAGCGCAACCGGCGAGGAGTTCAGCTCTCTCCAGCTCCACCGCATGCCGAAGGAGCTGCCACCCGACGAGCCGAAGACGCTGGTGGTCCACTCGCTCCAAGGGCTCGTCGACTACATCGAGGCGAACCGCGACGAGCTCAACGGCGCGGACTGCATGGTGCACGTGGTCTCCCCCACGTCCGTCCGCGTGGTCTCAAAGCTTCAGGCCCGGGCCGTGCGGATGACCTACGTCGAGGCGAAGACGACCGCCCTCGACGCCAACTTCTTCGACACATACCGCCAGCTCGTGGAGATGAACATCTCGCTGCAGGCGCTCTTCGAGGATCGCGGGGACCGCGCCACCGTGCTGAAGCTCATCGGCAACGTGACCGGGGATGCCGAGGTCCAGGTCGAGGACGACGGCGTGAGCCAGAACGTGACCACCCGGGTCGGCCTGAAGGAACAGAGCGACGTACCGAACCCGGTGGTGCTGGCACCCTACCGGACGTTCCGGGAGGTCGCGCAGCCCGCCTCGAAGTTCATCCTGCGTGTCGAGGGCAAGGGGTCCGCTCCGATCGTTGGGCTCTGGGAGGCGGACGGCGGCCAGTGGCAGCTCGACGCGGTGGAAGCGATCGCGGCCTGGCTCGAGGGCAAGGTCGGCGACTTCGCGGTCCTGCGCTGAACGATGAGTCACTTGACTGCAACGGGCGGCAGCAGCCGCGCCGCCCCCCTCACGATCAGCGATCGCCGCGTGCTCAACGCGATCGATCTGCACGCCCCTGGTCGGCTGCTGAGTCTGGCCCGGGACGAGCTCGGGCTGACGGGGCCCAGGCTCACGGCGTTCCTCCGAACGTCCGACCGGCTCGTGGATCTCGGATACCTGGAAACCCCGGGCGCTACGGCATCCGAGAACTGGGAGCTCACCGACGCGGGGAAGCAGGCCCTGGCCGTGGAGGACCTCAATGGGTAGGCCGGACTTCCGGGGAAGCTATCCGCCGGAATGGGCGGATGTCTCTCTCGCGGTGAAGGTCGCGGCACGCTTCCGATGCGTCCGGTGCGGGCATCCGGGTGCCCGCTGGGTTCCGGAAGCACGCGATATCCAGCGTTACGTCTGGACGCTCTATTCGAAGCGCCTGGTGGCCACGCTCCATCCGCGCATCGATCGGGTGGCGGGTGGTTCCTACGTGCGCTCTGGGGTCTTGCCTTGCGACCGCCGGTGCGTCGGGCATCCCCGGCACGACTGTCGCCAGCGCACGCTAACCGTCCACCACCTCGACAACAACAAAGCGAACCTCTGCTGGTGGAATCTCGCTGCGCTCTGCCAGGTCTGTCACCTCGAGATCCAGGCCAAGGTCGCGCTCGAAGCCACCTACCTCCATCCGCACTCCGAATGGTTCCGGCCCTACGTGGCCGGTTACTACGCGTCGACGATCCTCGGTGAGGAGCTCACCCGGGAGCAGGTCGAGGCCATGCTGCCCGAGCTGCTCGCGCTAGGCCAGCCCCACCTCGAGGAGCATTACCTCCAGGAGGCCTCGTGAAGCCCAAGCTCACCTGGTGCCGGCGGGTCTTCCGGATCGCGACCGGCAAGGACAGCGGCATACGGACCAGCTGGGCGACCGTGCGGGGATACGTCTCGGTCTGCTTCGCTGCGCACCAGACGGGCCGCGGCTGGACACTCACCCATCTACCCACCGGGCGCCGCGTCGTCTGGAACGTGCGCACGCTCCGCACCGTGAAGCGCATCGCCGCGAAGCTCTCCGAGCTCGGCTCCTGGGACTTCGAGGACGCGTCCGGCTGCGGGATCGATGGGCACGAGGCCTGGGCGATCGCGCACGGCATGGCGGTGCTCGAGGGAGGCACGGCGAAGGAGGATCCATCGCATCCGGGGATGCTGCCGACCAGGAGGGTTGCATGAGCTGCCGGGCACGAATCGACGAATACGATGTCACCCCCGAGCTCGGCCCGGGCATCATCGAGGTCCCGGATCCGGATGGCCCGCTCGTCTGCGGGTCAATGGGATGTCCCACATGCGGAGGCCGCGTGGGGCCAGCGGAGAAGACCCATGCCTGAGCTCGCCACCCAGGCCCTCGAAGCCTGCCGCGACTACGACTACTGGTCCTGGCTCGTCCAGCGGCTCACGAAGGAAATCTCGGAATGCGAGTGCCCGAACGAGATCGAGCCCGAGGGCCTGGTCTTCGGCACCGACGCCTGGGATGACTGGCACGGCTCTGGGCACCGGACGCACTTCACCGCGGCGAAGGAGCGGCTGGAGGACGTGGCCGCCTACCGACTGAGCCGAGCGGCCCCCGTCAACTTCGTCACGCTCGATCACATCGCGGCCGCTCCCGAGGTCCGCTCCTGCCCGTCCTGCTCTCGTCTCGTCGAGCTGATCCGCTGCCGCAAGGACGCGAAGAAACGCCTGGCGGTCGCGAAGCGGGCCATCCGACGCATCGGGAAGAAGGCACTGATCCCTGATCCGGAGCTGGTCCTATGACTCAGCTCGATCTCTCCCTCGACCGCACCTGCCCCAAGTGCGACGATCACCCAGGGCATCCGACGTACCGGAGGTTCGCGGACGAGGTCGGCCTCCAGGAACTCACCTGGACCAACGGCCGGCGCTACCGCTGGAAACTCGACCGAAGGCGGCTCACGAAGCCGGTCCAGGCCTTCGACAGAGCTCCGGGCGCCGTGACGTTCCAGCTCGAGTTCGAGGGCCTCGACGGCCTATGGCGCGAGGTCCGCTACTACTCGAGGCGGGACCAGGTCTGGGCCCATCTGCGCCGCACCGGTGCGATCCCGCCGGACGATCCCGAAGCATTCACGACCTCTACTACCTGAAGAGCATGTCACGTATCCGGGAGACAACGATGCGTAATTGCGAGCACCACAACCGAAAACTCGCCGAGCACCTACCCGCGCGTGCATGGCACTGTCTCGACTGCGGCGCCGTTGGGATGCCGCGGGAGGCCCAGACAATGATGAGCGAGACATATAACGGCGTGATCGAGAGGCTGCTACAAGCAGAGCGAGAAGGAGACAACGAATTAGTTGCGTACCTATCACACGAGATCGCCGCTCGCCTCGCACTGCTGGACATCGAAATTCTGAAAGCACGTGCCGCCGAACTGGAAGCAGAGACGGGCAAAGCTCATCCCGTGTTCAGCGAGGGCGAGGTGATTGAACTGCGCGGCGGCAAGTGGAAGATCCAGAAGCTGTTGTCGCGTGGCAGGATGATGCTGAAGGCGGTGCCTTACTGATGGCCGAACCTGTGCTCAGTCCCATGGAGCAGACCTGCCAAGCCATCGGACAACGCATCGGCGAAGTGCTGGACGCTCACAGTGACGCCAACCCCGACAGCCCACGGATCGGGTTCGTACTTCTCACATTCACCTTCGGCGACGACGGATGGATGACCTACGTCTCCAACGCACAGAGAGAAGATGTCGTCCGCTCGATGTACGAGTTCATTGCCAAGCAACCGACGACCCAGCACCCGGAGACGACAAGTGGCTAAGAACAAAGCACGGGGAACTGAGCCGAGTATGATTGTTATTCGTGGCGAGGGCTTACCTATAGACGGTATATGGTATGACATAGATGCTATTCCGGAACACGTATCCAGTGTTCCTGAAGGTGATGGCATCGTGTTTGTTCCAACAGAACAGTTTGAATACCGGAATGATGGTGTCGTAGCCCAAGTCTATCGCCAAGCGCGCTTAGCACCCGGAGGTGACAACGCCGAGAGCGACACACCCGGAGGTGACAAGTGAGCGAGAAGTGAGACAGCCTACCATTGCGATGGAACGCGCACACGACATATACTACGCAGTGAAGGGCGGGCGGGAGATGCCGACGGGCATCTGCCTCCCCACATCTGGAACGGTCTGGGCGCGACTTGTGGCGCTCCCGCCGCCCGCGCCTTCTACCCTAATCCTTCCACAAGAGGCCCCCACGGCATGACCGACATCCCCCGGCGCTCCCACTCCCGCCTGCGCCACGTCTCCGAAATCATCACCGACATCCTGAACGACCTACCGCCCGAACCACGGGAAACGGTCGCAGACGCGCTCCATGGCCCATACACGCCCCATCGTGACTGCCCCTGCGGTCGGTGCATGTCGGAGTACCTGGCGTGCGTCAGGGGGCGGGTGTGAGCTATCTCGCATTACGTGCCAGGTTATTCGTTGCCCCGAGCGGCGCGTGCCACGAACGGGCCCGAACACTGAAAGAGACCGAGAAACGCAGGATATGGGAACACGACGGCGCGAGATGTAGGATTTGCGGGAGCCCGCTCACGCGTTTCCGGAGCCAGTACAGTGGCTAGAATACGAAGCATAAAGCCACAATTCTGGCTTGACCAGAAGCTTGCCACCAACCTAACCCGCGACCAGCGCCTGTTTTACATAGGGCTATGGAACCAAGCCGACGACGAAGGCCGTTTCTTGGCGAACGCGCGGCTCTTGCTGGGTGCGATCTTCCCCCATGACCGAGACCTCGACGAACGATTCACTGAGGACTCACTGAGGGCCCTCGCGGCATTCGGTCGGATCGTTGTATACACGGTGGACGGGGAGCGTTACGGGGCCATCAGCAAGTGGAGTGAACACCAGAAGATCAACAGGCCGACAGCATCCTCTTACCCAAAGCCACCCAACAACTTAGAGAAATTCAGTGAGTCCTCAGTGAGTGATCACGGAGGGCTCACCGTGGGAATAAGGAATAAGGAAGAGGGAAATGGAGTAAGGAAAACTACATTGGTGCATGCTGATGCACCCATGCAGAAATGGCCAGCTAAGCCAGCACGCAAGAACGGGCATTACGTATATCCCCAGGATTTCGAGACAGCGTGGGCGCGATACCCGCAACGCGGTGGCGGCAACCCGAAGGTCGCAGCCTACAAAGCATTCCGATCGCGAGTTCGAGCTGGTGACGACGTTCACGCTCTGATAGCATCTGCCGAGCATTACGCTGCGTATTGCGCAGAATCAGGAAAGGAATCCACGGAGTTCGTTGCTCGAGCTTCGACGTTCTGGGGACCTGGCGAGCCATGGCTGGAATACGTGGCGCCCAGACGCGCCAACGGAGATGCACGAGATCCGAAGTTTCCGAACGGCCGACCTATGCCTGGAGGCGGCTTCTATGTCGGGGGTTGACGATGGCCGGGACACGATATGGCTGGATGCATTTCACCCGGACACCGTGCGCTCGTACGCAAGAAATCTCGAACGGCGCGCGCAGACAGCGAAGCTTTTGCTTACGGGCATCGAAGAATGGGACAAGGCCTGCGATGATACAGGCGGCGGCCTCGACGATTACTGGTATCTGGTCGTAGGCGGGGCATCTAACGTAGGCAAGACGCAGCTCATGATCGCGCTTGCACTCAAAGCAATCAGCCAGGGATTCGCTGTTTGCCTCATGAGCTTGGAGGAGCCAGCTGACCAGATTCTGCGCAGGCTGTATGCTGCTACGAGCCCGCTTGGGTATTACGACTTCACGTACTCCCGATTCGATGATCACCGCTGTCGTCAGCTAATCGAGCTGACGCCTTACGCTGGCAAGGTCGCGATAAATGACGAGATTGAGAACGAGGAACTGCCATCAATCATCCGCTACCTGGACGATATCAGGGACGAAATGTTAGGCCAGCCGATGGTTGTGCTGTTCGACCATCTGCAATTGGTCAAGGGCGATACGGCGCACATAGCAGCTGCCGCTACTGCGGTGAGCGAGGGCCTGAGGAAATGGGCGAAGCGTAATCGGACACTTACGATCGCGTTCTCGCAACTGGTCACCGACACACTGCGCTCAGCGTCAGTGCCTCGGTTCCACGACCTGTGGGGTGGCACTTCGATGTACAGCAACCCCTCGCAGGTGATTATGCTCGACCACACGTCGGTCCGTGTAGACGAGCACATGCCGCACTTAAAGCGCATGTGGATGCTGGTTGACAAAAATCGTTACGGGCCGCAGCTCGTCGCGATACCTATCGAGGCGAATCTGAAGACATGCGAATGGCGTGGTGCTCTGCCTGATGAGCTACACGGATGGGCCGAGAATCCGTGGATCCGCAAACCGAGGAGAAGCGCAGTATGAAGAACGCCATGACACCCGAGCAGTACACGAGCCTCCGTGTCAATGTGAGCCACATGCTGCGTCTTGAGCGCGTGAGGATTGGGCTCGGCAACATGATCGCGGCGTTCGGGCGCGACGGGCGTACTTCTCGCGAGACAGCGCTCCGGGAAGAGATCCGGAGGGTCGGATGAGCTCGATGAAGCTCACTCCGAAGCAAGAGGCCTTCGTCCAGGAATATCTGGTCGATCTCAACGCCACACAGGCCGCGATTCGCGCCGGGTACAGCAAGCGCACGGCATACCGGACCGGTGCCGATAACCTCAAGAAACCTCAGATCGCTACAGCGATCGCCAAGGCCAAGGTCGAGCGCGCCAAGCGGGTCGAGATCACCGCCGACAGAGTGCTCGAAGAGCTTGCCAGAATCGGCTTCGCGAACGTGCGGGACCTCTTCGAGTGGGATGAAGAGAGCGCGACGTTCATTTCGTCTCGTGACCTCACCGAAGAACAGGCTGCCGCGGTGGCGTCCGTGAAGGCAGAGACGACGAGATACACGCGAGACGATGGTACGACCGAGACGAAGATCAAGCTCGAGCTGAAGACGCATGACAAGCTTGGAGCGCTCCGTGAGATCGGGAAGCACCTCGGCATCGCGGACAAGCACACCGTGGACTTCCAAGGTGGCGTGCTCCTGGTGCCGGCCGAGGGCGACCTGAGGAACTGGGGACGAGAGGCGCAGAACCAGCAGTCCGAGCTCGGGAAGCAGGTGGGTCGGTGAGTGAGTCACATGTCGACCGGCCAGGCCGCAGCAGGTCAGCACGAACCAGCAACTCATGTCGTCTGGCGCCCACATCCAGGCTCGCAGGCGCTCTTTCTGACATGCCCCGTCTTCGAGTGTCTCTATCGAGGAACGCGTGGCCCCGGGAAGACCGACGCTCTCCTTATGGACTTCGCTCGCGACGTCGGGCGCGGTTATGGGGCGGCCTGGCTCGGGATCTTATTCCGGCAGAGCTACCAGCAGCTCGAGGACGTGGTCCGGAAGAGCAACAAATGGTTCCGACAGATCTTCCCGGGCGCGACCTGGAACAAGGCCGAATACCGGTGGAGCTGGCCCGCCGGGGAGACCCTGCTCTTCCGGTACATGGACAACCCAGAGGACTACTGGAACTACCACGGCTGGGAAGTGCCCTGGATCGGTTGGGAGGAGCTCACGAACTGGCCGGACCTCGAGTGCTACCACCGGATGAAGGCCTGTTGCAGAAGCTCCATGCCCGGTGTACCAAAACGGGTCCGTGCGACCGCGAATCCATGGGGCGTCGGCCACAACGCCGTGAAGGCCTACTTCATCGATCCGGCGCCCCCAGGCGTCGTCGTCGAAAGCTCCGAGACCGGGTTGAGGCGCGTCAATCTCCGCGGGCACTGGAGCGAGAATCGTGCGCTCCTCTCCGCGCAGCCGGATTACCCGGAGTTCATCAAAGCGTCAGCCACCTCCAACGCACAGAGGGAGGCATGGCTCTCGGACGATTGGGACGTCATCGCCGGCGGCATGTTCGACGACGTGTGGGATCGGCCGCTGCATCTCATCAAGCCGTGGCTCAACGAGGACGGCACGCTCGCGATTCCGAAGAGCTGGCGCATCGATCGCTCGTACGACTGGGGCTCGTCGAAGCCGTTCTCCGTGGGCTGGTGGGCCGAGCCGGATGGAACGGTCGGGCCAGACGGCGTGATCTGGCCACGAGGATCTGCGCTGCGCATCGCCGAGTGGTACGGCTGGGACGAGCGCACCCCGAACGTCGGGCTGCGCATGAGCGACAAGGAGATCGCACTCGGCATCGTCGAGCGCGAGCAGCAGCTCGGGATCCGGGAGCGAGTCCGGCCCGGGCCGGCCGACTCGCAGATCTTCCAGCTCGACACGGACGGGACATCGATCGCGTCCACGATGCTGAAGCACGGCGTCTCGTTCACCGAGGCAGACAAGCGGCCGGGCTCGAGGATCAGCGGCTGGAAGCGCATGCACGACATGATGAAGGCCCGGGCGAAGCTGGATCCGGAGGCGCCCTGGCTCGCGGCGTTCGACACGTGCAGGCAATGGGCTCGCACGGTGCCCACCCTGCCCCGCGACTCGCGCAAGATCGACGACGTGGACACGAACGCCGAGGACCACGCGGGCGACGAGACGAGGTATCGGGTGACGGCGCCGAAGCGCAGCGCCTCGGTCACGCAGCACACGGTTTGAGGATGGGAGGGGGACGATGGAATGGCTGAATGAGGGCCCGGGGCGCCAGAGCCTTCGGCGTAAGGACCGCGAAGAGGCGATCCGGATCTGCCGTGACGTGCTGGGTGGCACGCTGCGACTGCGCGAGCAGGCGTCGACCTACCTGCCGAGGTTCCCTAAGGAGGACGAAACCCACTATCGGCGCCGTGTGAACTCTTCGGTGCTCTTCAACTGGTTCAAGCGCACGATCGGAGGGCTCTCGGGCATGGTCATGCGCAAGGACCCGAAGCTCGAGGAGAACGTGCCGAAGCAGATCGTGGCCCACATGGATGACGTCGACATGGCCGGCCGCGACCTCCCCACGTTCGCGCAGGACCTCTTCGACGAGGCATGGGCCGATGGGATGGCGCTCATCTTCGTCGACAAGCCGCCGATCCCGGAAGGCGCGACGCGTGACCAGGACCAGCGCCCCTACTGGATCGCCGTCGAGTTCAAGGACGTGCTGGGCATCAGCACCGAGCGCATCAACGGCAAGGACGTCGTGACCGCCATCCGCTGGCGCGAATTCGCGACCGAGACGGATCCGGCCGACGAGTTCAAGGAGATTCAGGTGCCCAGGGTGCGCGCCTACAACCTGGTGACTCATCCGGCGGAGGACGGAAGCGGAGCAGAGGTTCGCCGGGTCCGTTGGAGGACCTGGAAGCTCCAGGATGGTGACAAGGGCAAGCGGCAGTGGGTGATGGATGGGGAGCCCCAACTCCTCGGCGAGCAAATGGACGAGATCCCGCTCGCGCCCGTCTACACGAACCGCGTCGCGGCGTTCGACGCCGAGCCTCCCCTGCTCGACCTCGCGACCGAGAACATCCGGCACTTCCAGAAGCTCTCCGACCGAGACAACGTCGAGCACGTCGCGTCCGTCCCGATCTTCGTCACGACCGGCGTGGACTACTCCGACGTGAAGGGATTCAGCGTCGGCCCGACGGTTGGGATGGCACTCCCCAAGGAAGCGACAGCGGCGTACGTCGAGATCCAGGGCGCCGGCCTCGAGCAGACGCGGGAGAGCCTGAAGGACTCCGAGCATCGGATGGCGCTGCTCGGGCTCTCGATGCTGCACTCCGAGTCGCGAGCGGCCGAGACAGCGACCTCGAAGCGGATCGACAAGTCCGAGTCGGATTCCCAGCTCGCCAAGGCCGCGAAGAGCCTGCAGATGGGACTCACTCTCGCGCTCTACTATCACGCGAAGTGGATGGGCCTCGACTCGGGCGGCGAGGTCAAGGTCAACCTCGACTTCGAGCTCATCCGCCTCGACGCCCAGATGATCACAGCGCTGGCCGCGCTGGTCCCGGCGAAGATGTCGCTCGACACGTTCTGGGAGCTGCTCGTGCAGGGCGAGATCCTGCCCGAGACGTTCGACCCCGAGCTGGAGCGCACCAAGCTCGAGGAGGGCGACCTGCAGACGCTCGCGGCGCTGGCGAAGGCGGCAGCTCAGCAGACGCCGCCAGCCCAAGATTCGGGCGGCACGGGGGGCGCAGCCTGAGATGGCGAGCCCGCACGACCCGATCGGCGGCCTGATCCAGAACCTCGTGGCGCTGCAGCGTCTCGGGAACGGCCTGAATCGCGAAGTCCAGCCGCTCCTGCGGGCACTGTTCGATGATCTGGCCGCGCAGATCGCGAAGCTCGATCCCACGGCGCCAGATCGCGAGGCCTATCGCCGGCTCCGCCTCGAGAAGCTGCTCGGCGAGATCGAGCCGCTCGTCGGCCAGACGTTCGAGGAGGTGCGCAAGACGCTCCGCCAGCGCCTCGCGGAGATCGGCTCACAGCAGGCCGACTGGGCCGGCCAGCAGCTGCTCGGCGCCGTCGGCTCGATCGGCGTCGACATCACGACCGGCCGGATCGGCGTGAACTTCATGAAATCGATCCTCGACTCACAGCCGTTCCAGGGTGAGACGCTGAAGGGCTGGGCCGACACCCAGAAGGCCGCGACAATCCGGCGAGCTCGCCGCCAGATCCAGCTCGGCATGGCGCAGAACGAGACGCTCGACCAGATCGTGCGCCGGCTGCGCGGCCGATCGAACGGCCACGGCGGGTTCACGAGCGGCGTCCTGGGCACCACGACCCGGGAGACGGAGGCGATTGCCCGAACGGCCATCAACTTCGTGGCGAACCGTGGCCACGTCGAGACGTACCGGCAGAACGCCGACGTCGTGAAGGGCCTCGAGGTCGTCGCCGTGCTCGACTCGCATACGACGTTCATCTGCATGTCGAAGGACGGCACGGTCCTGCCGCTCGACTCGAGCGACCTGCCGCCGTATCACTACGGATGCCGCACCGTCGTCGTCGCGCAAATCGACTGGAAGGGCCTGGGCATCGAGCCGCCGGACCCGGGTATGCGCTCCTCGGACGGCGGGCCGGTGAAGTCGTCGACGACCTATGAGGACTGGCTAAAACAGCAGCCGGCCGCGAAGCAGGACGAGATTCTGGGCCCTGGACGCGCTAAGCTGTTCCGCGACGGCAAGATCAACCTGCGCGACTTGGTGAAGCAGGACCGCTCGATCGTCACGGTGGACGAGCTGAGGAAGAAGGCTGGTGTGGTGGCTCCGGCTACTGACACGGGAGACACATAGAGTCAGTGCGCGAGCGCAAAGGTGGCGGTAGGTTGTGGCGCATGATCCACCACCGCCGCGTACCACCTCACCCCGATCTCCTCGGCACCGTCCAGGACATCACTGAATGGGTCGCGAAGGTGATCGCGACGTACCGGCAGAAGCTCCAGGATGAAGGCGTGGGCGAGGCTGAAGCCTGGGCACTCGCTCAGCGCCTCGAAGAGCGACTCCTCGGTCCGATCTTCGATGATGCCGAGGCGGAGCTCAAGCCGGCGCCGTGGACTGACATCGAGGCGCTCTTCATCGCGGTAGTGAACCTCCAGCTCATCCTCGGCCAAGCGCCGAACGCCTTCGGGGCCGTGCAATACATGCGGGATGCCGGCGTGAAGGTGCCGGCGCCGACGGGAGAGCAGGTAGCGCTGTTGGCGGTCAGGACGCCGCTATCGGCCGAGGAGATCCAGAGAGCATTCCGTCTCACGGGTCCAGGTCCACGAGGGCGCACCGTTGAAGGCTGAGTGCGGCCCTCAGCTGGCAGAAACCGTTGACATTGAATCCGCGCCTGACGTAAGTTCAGGCTGACATAGCGGCGTGCGCGCCGCCCTTCGTCGTTTCCGGAGGTTCCAGATGCGAGACCAGGCGAGGGTCACGTGGCGAAGCTGAAGGCGGTTCTCGATTCGCTCGAGGGTATCCCTGAGGCATTCCACGAGCTCTACTCCAAGAGCGGGGACAGCTTCGTGCTCCAGATCGAGGACCACAACTCCCACCCAGCGGTCCAGGGGTTGGTGAGCACGGTCGAGAAGCAGAAGCGTGAGCTCGGGCAGCTCAAGCCTGCGGCGAGGTCGTGGCAGGAGCTGCAGGAGCTCGCTGGCGAAGAGGGCGAGGCCCTCACTCCGCAGGGCGTGCACGACGCCCTGCAGGCAGGTGGCGGGGACAAGGATGGTGACGTCCAGCAGCGCATCGCCGAGGGCTTGCGCAAGGGCGTCGAGGCCGCTGAGGCGAAGTTCAACCGCCAGCTCGAGAAGATCACGGGCGAGCGTGATACGGCCATGACTGCGCTTCGGGGCAGCACGGTCGACGCCGGCCTCGATCGCGCCATCGCGAAGGTCGGCGTGGTGGACAAATACCGGCCTGCCGTTCGCGCCATGCTGAAGGAGCTCGGGCCAGAGATGGTCCAGGAGGATGGCTCCTTCCGCGGCGTTTTCCGCAAGGACCCCGACGGGATCCCGCGTGACGTTTCGATCGACGAGTACGTCGAGGCTTGGGCGACGAGCGATGCGGCCGCGCCGTACATGCCCGCGAAGGGTGGCGGCTCGGGCGCGCATGAGCCGGGCGGCGGAGGGTTGCCGGCCGCGGGCACGATTGACGGCAACGACGCGCTTGCCTGGGGCCAGAACGCCGAGAAGATCGCCTCCGGCGAGACCGGAGTCAGTTGAGTTAGGTCATCGGGCGGCGCACCGGGAGGCGCCGCTCGATCGAGGGACGCAGAGGCAGGACATCTCCCGGCCCACTGGCTTCCGCCGAGGGCGGGGTGGCTGTGCCGAGGGCACGAGAAATCGTGAGCCAGGGCAAGCCGCCCTGCCCTTTCGCGTTTCCCGGGGGAACGCGGGAGAGGATCCGCTGAGGATGGGATGACGGGTCCCCCGGTGACCAGGAGCCGAAGATGGCCAACACCTTCGACGCAATCGTCAATCAGATCTTCGCACGAGGTCTGTTGGCGCTTCGTCAGCATGCGATCATGCCCAGGCTGATCAATACCGACTGGAGCACCGAGGTCGCGAAGCAGGGCGACACGGTCAACGTGCCGGTCCCCTCCGCTGTGATCGTGGGCGACGTGACTCCCGGGCCGACCCCACCTGCAGGCGGCAACAGCACGCCGTCCAGCGTGGCGATCGTGCTCGACCGGTGGAAGAAGTCCGACATGTTCGTGACGGACAAGGAGGCCCGCGAGGTCGCCGTCGGCGCTCGTGACCTCCAGCTCTCCGAGCACCTGAAGGCGCTCGCGAACTACGTCGACGCGGAGATCCTGGCCCTGTACAAGGGTGTGTACGGGTATGCCGGGACCGCGGGGACCACGCCGTTCGCCGGCGGCGGCACGCCCGATCTCGCCGAGGCCGTGGCGGTCGACAGGGTCCTGAACGACCAGCTGGCTCCGACCGAGCCGCGGAACATGGTGCTCGGCACGGCAGCCAAGGCCAACGCGCTGCTCGTCCGGGCGGTCCAGGACGCCAGCTTCCGCAGGGCCGGAGAGGACACGCTGTCGTCCGCGATGATCGGCGATTTGCTCGGGTTCATGTGGGCGATGGATCAGAACATCCCCACCCACACGGCCGGGACCATCACCACGGGGCTCGTCGCAAAGGCCTCGACCGCCGTTGCGGCGGGCACGAAGTCGTTCGCCGCGACCACGGCAGCGTCGACCGGCGCCTGCGCCCTCAAGGAAGGCGACATCATCAACATCGCCGGCCACAGCCAGACCTATGTGCTGACCGCCGACGCCACGCAGGCCTCCGCAGCGACGGACGTGACGCTTGCGATCGAGCCCGGCCTCGAGATCGCGCTGGCCGGCTCCGAGGCCATCACGGTCAAGTCGAGCCACGTGGCCAACCTGGGATTCCATCGCGACGCGTTCGCGCTCGCGACCCGCACGCTCGGCCCGGCGGACGGGTTCATGGGCGGCAACGTCATGCGGGCGGCCGTGGATCCGATCTCCGGGCTCACGCTCACCCTCGAGGTGAGCCGCGAGTATGCCAGGACGAAGTATCAGTGGCGGATCCTCTATGGCGTGAAGCTCGTGCGCCGGGAGCTCGCCTGCAGGCTGGCCGGATAGCGGCCTGAGCTGAAGCGCTGATCAGCGGGTGGGGTCTTTCGGGGCCCCGCCCGGGATCAGCAAACCGAACCCCTCCGAGGAGGTGGGCAGATGAAGCTCCCCACCGTGAAGATCAAGGATCCGAACTCCGAAGGGTCCTTCATCGTCATCAACGAGTCGGACTTCGACGCCAAGGTCCACAAGCGCTTCGAGGAGCCGAAGAAGAAGGCCCCGAAGAAGCAGGAGTCCAAGGGCGACGAGAACGGCAAGGAAGAGACGCCGTTCCCCGAGGGATACCGCTACGAAGCCGATGGCGCGTACGGGCATCTCTACGGGCCCGAGGACGTGCTGATCGAGGGTCCGTCGAACGGCAAGTTCCATGGCCGCGACGCCGCGCTCGAGTTCGCCGTGGCCCACGCAGCGAAGGGGGCCGGCACGGAGTAGCGCCACGCGGGGAGCTGGGGGCTCCGGGGAAGCCCGGGGACCCCGCTCTCCCGGGGCCTGCTCCCGCCGGGACTGACGGATGGCTGCAAGCCTGGTCGCAACGGTCGGCGCCAGCGACGCGAATGCCTACGCCACGATGGCGGAGGCTGAAGCGTACTTCGCGAACCGCAAGGACGCCTCGGACTGGACGGGCGCGAGCTCGGACGAGAAGGCGCAGGCGTTGATCATGGCGACGTGGCGCATCGACCAAGAGGACTTCGAGGGCACGCCGGTTCACCCGTTGAACGGAACCTCGAGCGGCACGACCCAGGCGCTCAGGTTCCCGCGCTACGGCTGCATCAGCGACGAGGGCTGGGCGTACCTCGAGACCGTCATCCCCGAGCCGGTCAAGAAGGCCACGTATGAGCTGGCGCTGGAGATACTCGGCGGGGGGGTCTCGCTCACGGATACAGGGCTGGAGGGGTTCGAGGACGTGAAGTTGGGACCCTTGTCCGTGACCCCCCGCCTCTCCAGGCCGGCCGGGAAGCTACCCGAGAACGTACTGCGATATCTACGGCCCCTGCTCGTCGACTCGAGCAGTCTGGCCTTCCGCATGCTGAGATCCTGAGGAGGGACGAGGCTATGGCAAACAGAAAGCCCAAGGTCGGCGAGCTCGTGAGGTTCCTCGGGTATCTGCTGACCATCACCCAGCTGATCAAGCTCGACGACGGCCGCGAGCTCGCGAGAGCCGAAGACCTGGCCGAGGACGAGGCGCGCAAGGCCGCTCGGAAGGAGTTCGCGAAGCTCCGCGAGAAGATGGCCACGCACAAGGGCGACTGGCCCGACGAGGTGAACGCCAAGGTCGAGGAGCTGCGCCAGGCCTCGGCCGCCGGCGTCGTGCGCATGAAGATCCGCGTCGATCACCTGAGCTGGTGGCCCGAGCGCGAGATCTGGGTGGCCGATGGCGCGAACGCTCCCGATCGGATGGGCCGCGTGCTCTCCGACGGCGAGGTGAAGCGGTGGATGCAGGTCACCGGGGCCGACAAGCCTCCGCGTGACCAGCGTGCCGCCCTGGAGCTCCTCGAGAAGATGGAGGGCTGATCCATGGCCACCGGCACGAAATTCGAGCAGTTCAGCGAGGACCTGGCGAGCGGCGTCCACGATCTCTCGGCCGACACGCTCAACTGGTACCTGAGCAACACGGCGCCAGACGCCGCGGCCGACGCGGTGAAGGCCGATCTCGCGGAGATCACGCAGGAGAACGGCTACGCTGCGCCCATCGACTCCCAGAACGGGCTGAGCAGGACGGGCGGCGTGACCTCGATCACCGCGGTCGACGCGACCGTGACGGCCTCGGGTGGGACGGTGGGTCCGTTCCGGTACGTCGTGTACTACAACGACACGCCGACGTCTCCGGCTGATCCGCTCATCTGCACCTGGGACTACGGTTCGTCGATCACGCTGGCGGACGCCGAGAGCTTCGACCTGGACGTCGGGACCGAGATCCTGACCGTCACCTGACGCGCCCATGGCCGTCGGTGCGCGTCACTACGTCATGCGCATCGGAGATCACACGCTCGGCACGATCTCCGACCTGGCCGTCTCGTCCGTTGGTGACGGGACGGCGACGCTGACGTGGACCGCACCAGCCAACGCGACGTCACTTCAACCTCAACGCAGGCTCACGGGCTCGGGCTCCTGGACGAACATCGGGAACGCGCTGTCGGGCAGTGCTGAAACCGTCCAGCCCTCCGGGCTCGTGAATGGCAACTCCTACGACTTCCGGGTCGTGGCCTCCGACGGGACAAACGTCACCTACTCGAATACGGCTACGGGAACGCCGAGCGCGGGAGCTTCGCTCGCCCCCCCTACCGCTCCGACTGTGGGTGACGCGAACCTGGTCTTCGATACGAGATCGGGGGGATCTCAGGACATTCAGGCGGCGGGGGTAGAAGACCTGGGCTCTGCGCTCTCGGTGATGAGTGCAGGGTACAAGAACGGAAGCTCGGGTGGTTATACGATCTATCCCCTAGACTTTACAGCGAACTATGACGGGAGCAGCACGCACGCCTATCGGTTCAATTGGACGTATCATGCGGGCTACACCGGGCCCGACCCATGCTACAACGCCAATGGTGAGCAAAACAGTATGATCTACTTCAACCGTGATCTTTCACTTGGCAGCGGGACGTACGTCCAGTGGAAGACATGGTTCGGTCAGACCGCATCAGGTGGCGGATTAGGAAGCTCAACAGTCGGGTCCTTCAGCAACGGCGGCGGCCACAAACTCCTGATCATCTTCCGTGCCGGAGACATCGGAAACGCGCATCGACTGTACTTCGGCTACAACGGAGACAATGGTCTCGCTGGGGCCATCGGTGCCAGTCCTGAGTGGACGCAGAACGGGGTGAATTTCGGCAGCATCGAAGGTTACCTCAATGGCGCACCGGTCAACTTGGACACATACAACAACCAAATCGTAACTTTCACTCTCTATTTTGAGCCGGAGTCTTCGGCTGGAGCAGGGGATGGGACATACAAGGCATGGATCAACGATACCCTTCTCTGGGACCTAAGCCCCATGCCCATGGGCACACTGAACCTCGGCGAGCAACAGTTCGGGGGCCCGACGTGGATCTGCCCGCCCCAAGATCAGACCCAGTACATGTGGGACTTTGTGGAGTGGTCAGTATGATTGCGCGGATCAGACGCGCTCTTGTACCGCTGCGCGGCGGACGGGGTGCATGACGCCTTCAACGTATCCGCACCCATCAACGGTCTGATGTCGGTTGCGGACTTGGCCCATACTCTTGCCGATGTCGCGTTTCCAGAGATCGCCGCGAGGAAGTGGCCCGAACGAAAGAGGGATTGTAGCTGATGCAGACTCGCTACGTAGATACGGGCAGCGCTGGAGGCGACGGCACCACGACCGCTCTGTCTGGTGCGAACGCGGCTTATGCCTCGATCACCGATGTCGTTACTGAGATGGGTGCGAGTCTCGCGGACGACTGGACGATCTACCTCAAAGACTCGACGGGCAGCACGCCGGACGTAGTCTCCGCCACGGTGGACTTCTCCGCTATCACGACGAACGGCCACCTAATCGACATCGAGCCAGCGAGCGGTCAGGAAGCGACGGACACTTGGGACGACACGATCTACATCTTCCAGGGCCCATCTCTTACAGGCGGCATTCTCCATATCGGTGGTCATAAGCTCGGTCGTGTTCAGATCGAAAAGACCGGCACAGGGACCGGGCGCGGGGTCTACTTCGGGGACGGGTCTGGCAACGGCCTCATCGACGGCGCATTCGGTCTGCACCGCTCAGGCGGCAGCAATCTCGCGATCCTCTTCGCAACCGCTGCGTCAGCCCAAGCGATTCGCAACTGCATCGGTGTAACCAACAGCACGAATGCGACAGCGAGGGTCTTTGAGACACCCTCGGTTACAGCTCTAGACAACAACACAGCATACGGCGGCGGATACGGATTCAACGTTTCGAGCATCTTGGCCCGCAATAACGTCTCATTCGCGGCTGTGACGGGCGGTTATTTGAACACCGCCGCAGCCGGATCGGATTACAACGCGTCCGACTATACCGACGCCCCCGGCTCCAACAGCCAACAGTCGATCGGCGACCCGTTCACGAACGCTGCTGGCCTGGATTTCAGCTCAAACGGTAGTGTGCTGACTGCGGGCCTCGATTTGAGTGCAGACGCCACCGATCCGTTCACTACCGACATCAACGGCGTTACCCGCATCAACTGGACCAAGGGTGCCTCAGAGTATATCAGCGGCGGCTCCACTTACTCACTCGCTCTCGGTTCCGTCGCGACGAGCCTCGGTGCATCGGATCTCGGCCTGGTATCCGTCAAGCGGCTGGCTGTCGAATCCGTCACGACATCGCTCGCAGCATCCGACCTGGGTTTCACGCTCACCGTCCTTGCTAATTCGGTCGGGGCGTCGCTTGGCGTCTCCGACCTCGGGCTCCGCTTCAATCGGAGAGTCCCGCTCGAGTCCGTCGCGTCCACCCTGGCCGCGTCGGACCTTGGGATGCGCCGCGCCTACGGTCTGGCGCTGGGGGCGCCAGCGGTCGCCCTGGCCGCATCGGACCTCGGCTTGACCTACCGCGCTGGCGTCACCCTGCTACTCGGCTCCGTCGCGATCGCGTCCGACGCCTCGGATCTCGGGCTGCGCATGGGCCGCAAGATCGCGCTGGGCGTCCCGGCCATGCTCCTGGGCACTTCGGATCTTGGGCTGCTGTACGGCCGGCTCATCGGCCTCGAGGCCGCCTCGACGAGCCTGGGCGCATCCGGGTTGAGCCTCCGCTACTCGGCGATCCCCACGTCGTTCCCGCTCGACGCGGTCGGCGTCTCGGTGGGCGTGAGCTCGCTGGCCCTGCTGCTCGCTCGCCAGCTCACGCTGGCCGGCGCGGATGTCTCGATCGCGATCGGCGACCTGGGGCTCAGCCTGGACACCGGGCTCGAGAGCGTCCCGACCACACCGCTCGACGGGCCGCTCCGCAACGTCGCCGAGAAGCTCATCGCGAAGTTCGGCAAGAAGATCGTCCTGCGGTTCGTGACGACCGGGTCCTACGACACGTCCACGCGCACCTACTCGCGCTCGACGGCCGACCAGACGACCCGGGCGCTGCTGGAGGCTCCGGGGCTCGATACGCGCCGTGCCAAGGGCGAGAGCGGACCGGGTGGCTCGAAGACCCAGGAGTGGAAGCTCATGATCGCGGCGAAGGGTCTCACGCGTGAGCCCACGCCGGCGGACCTCGTCGTCATCGGCGACAAGGAGTTCGAGATCAGCGGCGTCGACCCGACCTATTCGGGCGGGCTCCCCGCGCTCTACGAACTGAGGGTGAAGCGATGAGCCAGCACACGCTGAAGATCTCGGGCGGGCCGACAAGCTCCACCCTGCATCTCGAGCTGGACGGACGGCCGCTCTACGGCGTCGTGGCATTCAGCGTCGAGTCCGATGTGCGGCAGAGGCACCCCGACATGGTGCGTGCCACGCTCGTGCTCAATGCCCAGGCGGACGTCGATGTCGACCTCGAGGCGGAGCTGCTTCGTGCGGCGCCTCGGCGCCAGCCTTGGCTCGAGCGTTTCATCGGCCGGGCCAGGCGACTCGTGGGGGTGTCCGGATGAAGCTCGAGGGCACGGGCCGCGTGAAGGCCGGGATACGGGACCGCTCGAACAAGCTGGTCCGCGCCGTGCTGCTCGAGGCGCATCGTCGGCTCGTCATGCGCACGCCGGTCCGCACCGGCCGGGCACGTGCCAATTGGAATGTCGGCGTCGACAAGATCGATCGCTCGAACAACCCGGAGAAGTTCGACAAGTCGGGCCGCGCCGCGATCCAGGAGGGCCAGGCCACGATCCTCGCGGACTTCAAGGCGGGGGATCGGGCATTCATCACGAATTCCCTGCCCTACATCCCGCCGCTCGAGAACGGCAGCTCGAAGCAGGCGCCCGAGGGCATGGTTAAGGTCACGGCAGCCGAGATGCGGCCGCTCGTCGGCAAGGTGCTCGCGGAGGTGACCCGTGGCGAGTGATATGCAGGGCGTCGCCGTGACGATCGAGCAGCACTTCGAGACGGCCTGGGCCGCACTCACCGAGGTCGACTACGGCGGCGGCGACTTCGAGCCGCCCGACGCGAGCTGGGTGCGCCATACGATCCGCTGGGGCGACGCGTTCGAGGACAGTCAGGGTCCGAATGCGCGGATCACCGGCGTTGTGATCCTACAGCTGTTCGGCAAGCCCGGCGGCGGCTATGGGCCGCTCACGCAGTTGGGCGATGCGGCGCGAGACGTGTTCAACCTGGTCGACATGGACGGCGGCATCGAGTTCAGGCCGGCGAGCGGACCGGTGGAAGTGAAATCCGACGATGAGGCCTGGCTTCAGGTGAACGTTTCGGCCGCGTTCGAAGTGACGGAGAGCGTGGCGTAGGGACTGTGTAACGAGCCGCGGAGGCGGCGGAACGGGAGGAGGCGAAGATGGCGAAGTACCGCGGCGTGAAGGGCTCGGTGAGCGTAGGCGGCGACACCATGGGCGAGGTGACGGGCTGGGATTTCACCCCCTCGAGGCCGTACATCGAGGCTACGTCCCTGGGCGACGCCGGCAAGAAGGGCGACCTGGACTATCCGGGCGGCACCGGCCGGATCACGGCTCGCCTCGACTACGACGACACGGCTCAGGCGGCCATCATCGACATGCTCGTCTCGAACGACGACCCGACACCGATCGCGTTCCTCGGCGTCGTGAGTGGTACGGGCCCGAAGCAGATCTCGTGCAACATCCTCCCGACGTCGGCGCCGATCAGTGCCAAGGTGGGCGGCCACATCGAAGTCACGTTCGACTTCGAGAGCGACGGCGCGATCACCATCGACTGGACCTGATCCATGGCCGCATACCGGGGGGTCAAGGGAAAGGCCGCCCTGGGGGGCGTCGTCACGGGCTCACCGCTCGTGCAGGGCGCTACGGCCCAGGGCGCCTCGGCCGCGACGTTCGATGGCGCGGCCCTCGAAGGCGTCGTGCGGCCCGGTGATCAGTTCGCCGTGGCCGGCGATGGACAGACGTACACGGTGGTCACCGGTGGCGTCGTGGGTGCCGTCACGGCCCACGAGGTCGACGTGACGTTCACACCGAACGTGCAGGTCGCGGGCGGCTGGGCGGACAACGCGGCCGTCACGCTCGCCTCGAACTCGATCGCGCAGGTCACCGCATGGGAGGCGACGCCGTCCCGGCCCGTGATCGAGCACACCACCATGGGCGACGCCGGCAAGCGGATCACGCTCGACGTCCCGGGTTGGGCCGGTCGCGTCACCGTGCAGATGGACTACGGCGACGCGAAGCAGAAGGCGTTCATCGATGCGGTGAACTCGAACGCCGACGCCACCGCGCTCGCTGTCATGCTCGTGGTCTCCTCGGCGAAGCAGTGCTGGGGAGACCTGATGCCCACGAACGCGAAGATCACCGGGCAGCGCGGCGCGCTGTTCATGGTCGAGTTCGACTTCGAGGGCGAAGGCGCACTCACACCGAACTGGGTCTGATGATGAGGACGATAGACAAGGTCCTGAAGGCGAGGAGCGAGAACCGCCGGAGCATCCTCGTCCCGGAATGGGACGAAACGCTCTACTTCAGCCCGCTCACGACGAACGACATGATCTCCGTTGCCGACCGCATGCAGGACGAAGGCAGGGAGGCGTCGAAGAACGAGCTGGAGCGCAGGGTCGTGCTGCTGATCCAGAAGGCCGAGCTCGAAGACGGCTCCAATGCCTTCGAATGGGGCGACCGGATCACGCTCATGGAGTCGGCCGAGTGGGACGTGCTTCAGCGCGTGGTCGCGTTCATGTATCGCTCGGCGCTGACCGCGCACAGCGAGGAGGAAGCAAAAAAAAAGTCCGAGAGGACGGAGGACTCCGACTCCGGTTGATGGTCGGGGAGGCCTTGGGGAAGAGCCTCGATGAGGTCGGCGACATGCCCAGGGAAGAACTGCTCTTGTGGCTCGCATGGCTCCAGGAGGGCCGGCAGCGAGAGAATTGACGGGTTGAGGGGAGGATGCGGCGGTGGCTGACAATCTCGAGGTCGTAGGCCTCGAATTCGATACCAGGGAGTACGAGCGGGCCATCCAGCGCGCCGAGCGCCGGCTGGGCTCGCTCGAGGACGCCGTCGACTCCTCGGGCAAGGCGGCCGATCGGGCGCAGGGGCAGTTCGACGGGCTGGGCCGCAAGGTCCTGAAGGTCGCCGCGGCCTACGGCGTGTTCCGGGGGCTCGAGAGGACCGCACGGTTCATCTTCAACACGAACGTCGAGTTCCAGAAGCTCCAGGCGACGCTCGGCACCGTCACAGGCTCAGCGGAGGACGGCGCCCGGGCGTTCGACCTGATCACCGACTTCGCACGTACGACGCCGTTCGAGATCGCGAACCTCACCCAAGCGTTCATCAACCTGCGCGTCCGCGGGTTCGACCCATCGAAGCAGGAGCTCAATGGGCTCGGCAACTTCGCCGCGGCGTTCACCGCAGACATCACCGATCTCTCCGACGCGGTGGTCAGCGCCTCGGCCGGCATGACCCGGCCGCTCCGACGCTTCGGGGTCGACGCCCAGGTCACTGGCGACAAGATCACGCTCTCATTCAAGGGCGTGTCTCGCACGATGGAGAACACGGCCGAGAACGTCTCGAGGTTCCTCGCCGAGATGGGCAACACGCAGTTCCCCGATGCGATGGCCGATCGGATGAACACCCTGGACGGTGCGATCTCGAACCTCTCGGATACCACGGCGCTGTTCGCGAAGATGATCGGTGACTCCGGCCTGAACGCGGAGATCGTGAAGATCGTCCATTCTCTCGACGACATGATCAGCAACACGGATGGGCTGGCGACTGCCATGGGCAGCGGGCTCGCGGTGGCCCTGCGCTCCGTCACGGATGCCGGCCGAGGCTGGCTGATCATCGCCGAGGGCCTGGCGCGGCTGGGCGGGTTCGGCGAGAACCCGAACGTTACCGGCACCAAGCTGTCGCTCAGCCACGTCACCAGCGTGGAGACGCTGCAGAAGCGCTACGGCGAGTTCGCGGCGCTGATGCCCAGCCCGAACCGCACGATCCAGCAGAATGACCAGGTCCTGAAGAATGCGGGGCTCACGGCGAGCGACGTCAGCCAGATCCTGCTGTATATCGAGCAGCGCATCACCGACATCGTGCACGCAGGCGGAGGCGGAGGTGGGGGCGGGGGCGGCGGGGTCAATCCAGCCCAGGACGCGATCGACAAGATCACGGCGAGCCTCGAGCAGCAGCGCCGAGAGCTCGAGCAGGGCGCGGAGGCCGGATTCCGCTACGAGCTCGCGCAGCAGGGCATCACCGGCGCGGCGCAGGACCAGGTCGTCACGGCGTGGAAGCACGTGCAGGTGCTCAAAGACGAGCAGAAGGCCAAGGAGGACGCGGCCAAAGAGGATGAGCAGCGACGCAAGGCCATCGAGGACGCGATCGCCGGCCTGAAAGAGCAGAACCTCGAGCTTTCGAAGGGTGAGAAGGCGCTCGTACTCCATCGCCTCGCGGCCCAGGGCGCCAGCGCCCAGCAGCTGGCGCTTGCGGCCTCGTTGCTCGACGCGAACAAGGCGCTCCAGGACCAGGCCGCCAAAGCTCGCGAGCTCAAGCAGAAGGAACTCGCCGAGCTCGAGGCCGAATACGAGCAGATCAAGCAGACGGCCGACCGGATGGCCGAGGACTTCACCACCGCTTTCGAGGACATCATCGCCGGCACGGGCGACGTCGTCGACGCGTTCGCCCAGATGATCCGCGAGATCGAGCGGCTAGTGGCTCGCAAGACCATCACCGAGCCGCTGGCCAACTGGATCTCCGGCCTGCTCGATGCGGCCATGGGGGGGGGAGGTGGTGGTGGCGGGGGTGGGGGCGGCGCGACGTCGAATACCACGCCCGGAGTCGAGAACGCCTCGCGCATCACCCGGCCATCCTTCGCGGGAGCGGGCGGCCGGGTGATGGTCGTGAACCAGACGCAGAATCTCAATGTGGCCGCGCTCGACGCGCCGGGCGTAGCCGCGCTCCTCAGGCAGCAGAAGGGCCAGATTCTGCAGATGGTGGCCGAGGGCGTACGCGAGAGCGACGCGTTCCGCGCCGCGGTCCGGGGAAGCTGAGATGGCCGCCACGTTCCCCAGGACGCTGCTGCCCAAGCGGGCGACGATTCCGCGGGTCCCGACGGGGCTGGCAGCCTTGGGCGGATCCGGTAAGCCGCAGCTGCGCACCACACTCCAGGTCGGTCGCATCTGGGAGGAGACGTGGCCGGACCTCCGGCTGGGCCGTGCCGACGTCGAGGCATTGCTCGCATTCATCGCCTGGGCGTACAGCACGCAGCAGATCCTGAACGTCAAGCACCCTGCCCTGCCCGGATCCGGCAAGGATCCGCTCGGAGCGGGCGGCGGCACGCCGGTGATTGCGGGTGGCGGCCAGACCGGTGAGGACATCGATACCTCTGGCTGGTCCGCGAACGTGACGAATGTCGTGCGCGCCGGCGACGTGCTGAAGATCGCCGGACTGAACCAGATTCTGCAGGTCGTCGAGGATGCGGACTCCGACGGGTCCGGGCTGGCCACGATCAAGCTCAACCCGCCGATCGCCTCGGGGAACTCACCGGTGAACGGCGCCGCGATCACCCGCACAGGCGTGACACTGCGCGCCTTCATCGTGGACTACGCCGAGCCTCCGGGCCGGCCCGGGCAGTTCATCAGTGGGCTCAGGGTCACCTTCCGGGAGGCCCCATGAGTCGCTCCATGACCGCCGGCATGCAGGCCGCGATCGCGGCCGAGACCGGAGCGATCGCCCATTTGCTCGAGGTCAACGCCTCGGGCGGCACGCTCTACCTCTGCACGGCGCCCCACGACATCGACTGGGACGGCCATACGTGGGTAGGCATCGGCGGCGTCCTGGGCATCGGGGACATCGAGGAGAAGGACGACGGCAGCGGCACGGGGACGACGCTCACGCTCTCAGGCGTGGATCAGACGCTGATCGCCACGATCCTCACGAACCACGTGCGCGGCCGCGAGGCGGTGATCTACCTCGTGCACTTCGACAGCTCATGGGCGATCGTCTCCGATCCTCTCGAACTGTTCCGCGGGTTCCTCAACGGCAAGTTCGACGTGCGCGAGCATCGCGACACGGAGGGCAACCGCGCCGGCACCGTCACGATCAACACCCGCATAGCGTCGAGGCTCGACGAGCTCGGCCAGGTGCGTGCCGTGCGAACGAACCTGCATTCGCATCGTGACATGCTACGTCGTGCAGGCCTGGCCTCGAGCTATCTGGCTGACGCGTTCTTCCAGTTCGTGCCCGAACTCGTGAACCGACCGATCTACTGGGCCAACCGTGCGGCCGCCGGCTATCAGCCGACGGATCATGGGGTCGATACGGGTAGGACGGGCCATCGGCGATGAACGTCGCCCAGCTCGCCCGGGTCCCGAACTGGGACATGCGCCTCATCAAGTGGGCTCGAGGCCTCGTCGCCGAGCCGTACGTCTGGGGGCTGACGGATTGTGGCTCGCTGGCGCGTGGAGCGCTCTGGGCGCTGTATGAGGCCGATCCCCTTGGCGACCTGTCCTGGGATAGCGAGGAGACGGCGCTCGAGGCGCTGGAGGCACTGGGCGGGCTCGAGACAGCGTTGCGTGAGGTGGGCGCCCGTGAGCTCCCGATCCGATTCGCGCAGAGCGGGGACCTCCTGGTCGAGCGCGAGGGCAACGCCCATCCCGCACGGCTCTATGTGATGGTCGCGGGGAATCTGCTCTACACGCTGCCCGACGATGGCGTGCACCTCATGTCCGTGCGCGAGCTCCCCGAGCGGCTGCAGCTCTGGAGGCTCCCGTGAGCGCCGTCGCTCAGACGATCGTGGGCGCCGCGGCCATCGTCGGCGGAGCGATCACCGGTCAGGGCTGGGCGATCCGCGCCGGCATCTACCTGGCGAGCAGCGGCCTCGAGCGGCTCCTGGGTCGGCGCGGGCTGAGCCAGAGGCAGCAAGGCGGCCTCCAGAACGTCGTGTCGAACCAGGCGACGCTGCCTGTGGTGTATGGGACGGCCAAGGTCGGGCTCAGGCTGGCCGACGTCCGCGTGGACAAGAGCTCGTCGAACTGGGAGCGGCTCGCCGTGGTCGGCGCGTTCTGTCTCGGCTCGGAGAATGGCGGCGGCATCGAGTCGATCGAGGACATCTACTTCGACGAGCGGCTCGCGATCAGCTCCCCTTCGTTCGAAGGCGAGCCGCGCTCTGACGGGTTGCAGTCGAGCTTTATCGTCGACGGCAACGACAAGGTCGAGTATGGCCTGCACGCAGGCAGTGATACTCAGACGGTCGACGCCGAGCTCGACAACACGTTCACCGAATGGACGACCGATGCGCCCGGCAAGGGCATCGCCTACGGCGCGTTCTGGCTGAGCTACCACGAGGAAGCGTTCCCCGGCGGGATCCCGACGATCACCGCGATCGTCAAGGGCCAGAAGGTCTATGATCCGCGCAGCTCGACGTGGGTCTGGTCGGACAATCCGGCGCTCTGCGTGCTCGACTACCTCACCTCGAAGCGCTACGGGCTGGGCGCATTGTATGCTGCCCGGGACGGAGGGACTCGCGAGGAGATCGACGAGGCCAGCTTCATCACCGCGGCCAACTACTGCGACGAGACGGTCTCGATCCCCGGCGGAACCCAGAAGCGCTTCACGTGCAACGGCCGCCTCGACCCAAGCCGCGACCTCCGCCGCAACCTCCAGGACCTCTTGAGCTCGTGTCGGGGGAGGATCGACCCATCCGGCGGCAGGTTCACGATGTCGATCCCGGGCGTGGCCACCCCGACCTCGCTCGAGCTCACCGAAGACAACATCATCGGCGACTGGGAGTTCTTCCGCGCCGGCACCGACCAGGTGCCGAACCGCGTCGCCTGCACGTTCGTCGACGCGGACGCGAGCTGGCAGCCGAACGACGTCACGTGGCCCGAGCCGGGCGACACGAACGACTTCCTGACGGACGACTCCGGGTTCGAGAATGTGGCCCAGCTCGATCTGCCGTTCACGACCGACTACTACATGGGCCAGCAGATCGGCATGGTCGCGCTGCGCGAGGCCAGGAACGACGTAGGCGTCGGCGTGACCGTGAAGGAGGCTGCACTCGAGCTGCGCGTCGGCCAGGTGGTGCCGCTCACGCACTCCACGCCGGCCTGGACACAGAAGCTGTTCCGCGTGCGAGCCATCGGCATGACGCAGGACGCCCAGGTCCGGCTGGTGCTGACCGAGTACACGGACGAGACGTACACGCTCGACGCCCAGAACACCCGGGACACGCTGCCCGGCACCGACCTGTTCAACCCGCTCGACGCCGTGAATGCGCCCACGAGCGTCTCCGTCCTCTCAGACGGCACGACGGCGCTGAAGACCCAGGAGGGCGGCTACGTCCCGCGCCTGAAGCTGTCCTTCACGGCGTCGACGAGCCCGTTCATCCGGCGCTACAACGTCCGGTACAAGCGCAGCTCGGACAGCGTGTGGACCGCGCTGCCTCCGTTGCTCGCCACGGACACCGAGCTGCTGATCGGCCCGGTGACGGACGCCGTCGACTACGACGTCCAAGTCCAGGCGGAGAACTCGCTCGGCCGCACCTCGAGCTGGGCCACCGTCTCGAACACGACCGCGGCGACGAGCGGCACGAACGCGCTCAAGGGGTTCGGGCTGCGCTGGGTGGTGACGCAGCAGAGCCTGCCGCCCGGCGGCTACTATACCGTGCACACGCTCTGGGCCGACGTGCAGAGAGCCAGCTCGGCCGTGCAGTCGTTCCATTGGTCGGCAGTGAGTGCGACCTACGGTCCGGACTCCGGGAACATCGATCTGACAGACGATGGTGAATTCGTGATCGTCTCCGCTGGCCTGTTCGTAAGCTGGCCGGCAGACGAGGCCATCACCGTCACCCTCACCCCCTACGATGACACTGGAGGCTCGGGTGGCTCGGGCGATTCAGGGCCGTCCATCAAGCGCACGATCGAGGGTTGGGGCATAACCGGGCTCGTGGGTGCGCGAATAGAGAATCCATCGGACTCGAGTGTGATTGCCGGGGACCGGCTCGTCGTGGCCGGCGACGTCTCGGTCGATACCACGACCGAGGGCCGGCCGCGCATCACGTTCAGCGCGACGGGCGGCTCCGTCGGTGCGACGGGCGCCACCGGGCCGACCGGGCCGACCGGGGCGACGGGACCGCAGGGGACCACGGGTCCGACAGGAGTCGGGACGCAGGGGGCCACCGGCGTGCAAGGCCCCACGGGCGTCCAGGGGCCCACCGGTCCGCAGGGCCCGCAGGGGCCCACCGGCGTGCAGGGCGTCCAGGGAACGGTCGGCGCGACGGGATCACAAGGACCCCAGGGCCCCCAAGGAGCCACCGGCGTCCAGGGTGTGCAGGGTCCGGCCGGTGCCACGGGCGCCCAGGGCCCTCAGGGGACTCAGGGCGCCACGGGCGTTCAGGGCGTGCAGGGTCCGGCCGGAGCCACCGGTGCGACCGGCACGCAGGGCCCCACCGGAGCGCAGGGACCCACGGGAGTAGCAGGCCCAACAGGTGCCGTCGGAGCCACGTGGATCGGGCCGTGGGACAGCGCGACAGCCTACGAGGCGACCAACGTCGTGGAGTACAACGGCACGGCCTACATCTGCCTCCTGGCGAACACGAACCATGCTCCGAGCTCGAACCCGACGTACTGGAACGTGGTGGCTCGGCAGGGATCGACGGGCGCCACGGGGGTCCAGGGATCGACAGGCCCCACAGGCGTCCAGGGGCCAACAGGTCCGCAGGGTCCGCAAGGTCCTACGGGTGTCCAGGGCGTCCAAGGGCCCGTCGGCTCCACGGGAGCTACGGGAGCCCAAGGTCCACAGGGCCCCACCGGCGTGCAGGGTGTCCAGGGTAGTCAGGGGTCAACCGGGGCGACGGGCTCCCAAGGGCCGCAGGGTCCTACTGGCGTTCAGGGTGTCCAGGGGCCCGCCGGGCCGACGGGAGCGCAGGGTCCCACCGGCGTCATCGGGATGAACTGGCGTGGCGATTGGAGCTCCGCGACGTCGTATAGCCCGGGCGACGGCGTACACTGGGATCCATCCCCGTTCGTCGGCGAGGGCATGTTTATCTGCATCCTGCCGGCCCTCGGACCATCTCAGGGGCCGGGAAACAGCACTTACTGGGACGTGGTGTCCGCAGGCGGCGAGACCGGGGCCACCGGGCCGACCGGGGCCACGGGGCCGCAGGGACCGCTCGGCGCGTCAGGCGCCACAGGCGCCACCGGGCCGACCGGGGCCACGGGAGTCGGCAATCTCGTGGTCAATGGCATCCCCTCCGACGGCTACGTCGTGAAGTGGAGCTCGACGAATTCAAGGGCCGAATGGCATCCGGTGGTCGGATGATGATGGCGCTGCATCTCCCCGGCCTGCCCCATACCGTGACGACGGAGGAGTACTCGCACTGCGCGTTCACGGAGAAGGTGCTGAAGTTCGCGAAGATGTTCGCTCGCCATCAGCCCGAGTACAGGGTCGTGCACTACGGCGTCGAGGGAGCCGAGACCGAAGCGGCCGAGCAGGTGGACATCATGAGCCGCGACGAGCAGAACGAGCTCCGCGGCCATGATGGAAACGACCCCGCGAAGTTCTATAGCGACGACGGCAACACCGGCAGCCCGCTCTACCTCGAGTTCAACCGCCGGCTGAACGAGCTGCTGCGCGAGCGCGTGGCTGACGAGGACTTGGTGCTCATGCCGTTCGGCGCAGGGCATAGCCAGGGGGTGGACGGGATCCCAGCCATGCAGCTCGTCGAATCAGGCATCGGCTATCTCCACCTGGCCCACGCGGCGCACAAGGTCTTCGAGTCCGAGGCCTGGAGGCATTGGCACCAGGGTCGCGCCGATCGGAACGGCCTGAACTACGAGTGGGTCATCCCGAACTACTACGACGAGGAGGCCTGGGACGTCGAGCTCAGCCCTCCGCGCAATCGCGTCGTGTTCCTCGGGAGGATCTGCGAGATCAAGGGCCTCGATACGATCTGGGAGATCGCCCGCCGGCGCCGTGATCTGAAGTTCGAGCTCTGCGGCCAGGGCGACCCGGGCCCATGGCTCCAGGACGCGCCGAACATCCGCTACGTGCCGCCCATCTCGGGTCGGCAGCGGAGCGCCTATCTCGGCAATGCCCGTGCGATCATCGTGCCCACGCTCTTCACCGAGCCGTTCGGAGGCGTCGCGGCCGAAGCGCAGATGTGCGGGACGCCGGCGATCACGACGGACTACGGGGCATTCACCGAGACCGTCGAGAACGGGAAGACGGGCTTCCGCTGCAAGACGCTCGGGGACTTTCTGGCCGCACTCGATCGAGCACCCGAGCTGGACAGGGCATACATCGCCGAGCGTGCGCGAAGTAGGTATGGGCTGGAGCCGGTCAGCATGCTCTACGATCGGGCATTCCGGCAGATCATCGGACTGCGAGGGGACGGGTGGAACTCGCTCGAGAGCGACTACTGGAAAGGGGCACGACATGCTGGGTGATGTCCGGGACTGGGTGGACTTCATCGCGAAGCTGATCGTGCTGGCCGGCGCGATCGCCTTCCCCATTTGGGTGCTGATCGAGATGCGGGGCCGTCGCATCTGGGTCTCGAAAAGCGAGTTCAAGCCGGATCTGTTCGTTACCCGGCAGGAGTGGAAGATGCAGCAGCAGGCGCAGGCGGAACGATTGGCCGAGGTGTTCCTCGAGCCCCTTCACAAGATCGTAGGGCGGCTCGATCGACTCGCCGAGGCCCATGCGCGTAGTGAAGAGCGGGACAAGGCCTTCGGCCGTTCGCTCGACGATCTGCGCGACCGGATCGACCGGGAAAAAAAGCTATGACGGATCTGGCGCCGAACCGCTTCTATGCAGCCGTGGGCGGCAGAAAGCAGTTCAACAGCTACCTCTTCTCCCTGCTGATCACGGCAATGGCCATCGTGCTCCATGCCTCGTTCGAGGCCTATGCGGCGTTCCTGGGCGGCGCACTGCTCGGGACGCATGCCGCCACCGTGATCGAGGACCATCTCAAGAGGAAGGCTGCCTCATGAACATCACCGCCTTCTGGTTGGCCCAGCGCTATGTCGGCCTCGCCGAGGTGCCGGGCTCGAAGTCGAATGCGACCGTGTTGGGTATGCTCCGCCTCGACCAGGAATGGCCGGAGGATGATGGGACGCCCTGGTGCTCGGCATTCGTCAACTGGATCACCTGGCACCTGCGACTTCCGCGCTCGAAGTCTCTACGGGCCCGCTCCTGGCTGCACGTGGGCCGCTCGATCCATCTTGCGGAGGCGAGGCCTGGCTGGGACGTCGTCGTTCTGCAGCGCGGCGAAGGCCCCCAACCCGGGCCAGAGGTGATCGATGCGCCCGGGCATGTGGGCTTCTTCGCGGGCATCGAGAACGACCGCGTGCTGCTGCTCGGCGGAAATCAGGGCAACGCCGTGACGGTCGAGGCCTTTCAGGCGAGCCGCATCCTGGGCGTCCGCAGGCTGAGGGACGAGCCATGACCTATCTCGCCAAGTCCTACACCGCCTGGTGGATCAGGTGAAGGAATTGAAAAAGGACGTGGAACGTTTAGACGCAATCCCAAGGAGAGGGGGGACCCCGTGAGCAGGATCATCAACACGCTGGTCGGACTCGTGCTGCTCGTTGCCGGGCTGTACGCCTACCTGAAGCTCGGCGACCACGGCTGGCCGCCGCTCGCCATCATGGGCCTCGGCCTCTTCATCGTGGACAAGGCTGATGTCTTGGCCGCCGCGAAGGCCGCGGCCTCGTACTTGCCGATGGTGAAGAAGCCTTCTCCATGAGGGAGGCGCCGAAGGCATCGGAGATCGTCGGCGTTCTCGAGAAGTTGGGCTATCCGGTCTTCCAGGACGAGCGCGGCTACGACCTAAACATTATCGGCATCCGCACGGCCGACCTGACGGCGAACAGCTTCAACGACTGGATCACGGTCACCTACTGGTTCGATCACGGATGGCGCTCTTTCGGCTTCCCCGGGACCACTGACCCCGGCACGTTCTGGCGGGAATACCCGATGAACGTTCACGGGACCGCGATCCTCAAACCCGGTCACTACCACCGCTCTCACGAGATCGGGCTGCACAAGGGAGACGAGGCCCTCGTGCAGAAGGGATTGTTGACCGTCTACCGGGACGCGAACCGAGACGACGTGCTCGACGTGACCGGTCAGCCCCAGGATACCGGCAACTTCGGGATCGACATCCACCGGGCCAACGCTGTGCGCCCGTCGATCCAAGTGGACAAGTGGAGCGCCGGCTGCCAAGTCGTCCAGGACCCGGAGCACCACGCCTTTCTCCTTGCGTTAGCGAAGCAGGCACGGTCACTCTACGGGAACAGCTTCAGCTACACACTGCTGCTCGAACAGGACTTTTGAAGTGATCCGGTTCCGCATCCTCGAGCTCCTCCTCCTGGCCGCGTGCGTCTGGCGCTGGAAGGACGACCACTTCGAAGTCCTCAACACGTTCGGAGACACGGTGGAGCGCAAGCTGCCGCCGAAGCTCGCGTGGCTTGGGTGGAAGAAGGGTGGCAACCCGATCAGCTGGCTCCAGCATCTCCTGTGGGCCTCCCTCGCCGGCCTGGTCGGCGGAGCCTTGGCGCTCTGGAGCTCGTACTCGTTCCTCGAGGGGTTCCGCGAGTTCTTCACGCTGGTGGCCGTCGGCTTCTACGTGCCGCGGGAGATCTGGAACGCGAGGAACCACATCAAGACGGACGGCTGGAAGGCCGCCTTCTGGATCGCGAGGACGCATCCCTACACAGGCTGGTTCTGGGACGGGCTCGGGGACCTGAGCCCGCTGTGGGTCGCCATCTTCCTGTGGGTCGGACTGTGAGCGAAGACACGGCTGTCAAGCGCGGATTCCTGGCGGAGCTCGTCCTCTCCATCGTCAAGCACGAGAAGGTGTTCCAGTACACGCTCATCTTCCTCGGCATCATCATCGCCGTCGTGGCCTGGAAGCTCGGCTGGCTCACGGCGGAGGACGTGGCCTATTGGAAGGCCCAGGCGAAAGACCTCCTCTCGTTCTTGGGGAGCCTGAAGACTTGAGGCGAAGGCGCGGCCACGAACAGCGCCACAACAGGGAGGACCGCGATGGCAGTACGAGCGAAGTTCCGGCTCAACTCCTTCACGACGGAGCTGTACAACACCTATCCCCACAAGAAGGAGATGAAGGACTCCGAGGGGAACGTCGTGGCGACGAGAGCCGACACGGACAGGCCGGTCCCCGAGGAGAAGAGAACGCTCAACTTCACGCCCGTGTATTCGGACGACCCGGAATCCGAGAACCGCAAGTTCTGGGATGCGAGTCCGTCCGGAAGCCTCCAGCTGGGTGTCGTGAACCGGGAGGCGTGGGACCACTTCGAGTTGGGGAAGAGCTACTACCTCGACTTCACCGAGGCGCCTGAGTAATGGAGACGCAGCTGGGGTCGGCCGTCGTGGGTCGGCCGAGGCG